TTACCGACCGGTCAGGAAGACACCCCCTGGGGGTATCCCCCCTGGGGTCTGACCTGGGCAAACGCTCTGTGACCTGGGCAAATGCATACAGCCGGCCAACGGGCCGGCGAGCACTCGAGACCTCGATACCTCGAGGGAGGGCAGCAGCAAACGAGAGAAGATCTCTTATCTCATGCGATAACGCTCTGACCAGTGTGTATGCGAATAGCCGGCACAATGTACAGCTAACATGTGTGTATGCGTGTGTGTGTGCGTTTGTGCTGGTCACAGCACTAGGACATGTGTGTGTGAGCAGGGCATACGCATGCACCGATGCGATAGTGAGCAGCTTATGACGCTCGATGGATTGGGCCCATGACCAGCGCAGATGACTACTAGTGCGAGCCCATGCGGGCCCACGCGCTCACGCGGGCACGCGCCCACACACGCGAGCGCACACACGACCCGAGTCCAGTACCGAGCACGGAGTGAGCAGCTTATGCGCGGATCCTCCCGGCGGCTGGTGTCCAGCTCTGACCAGCACGGGCCCGTTGTCGGGCCCACGGGATACGCTCACCGGGCACCAATTCCGGCGGCATAACCGCAGCTCAGCGGCCAATTCCAACTAGTGCTTGACATGCACCCGGCGGTAGTGCATACTTGTGTCATCGCAGCAGCAAGGCGGTAGGCGGATCCGAGAGGATCGCGCCGGATCCGGTGAAAATCCGGAACGTGAATCTCACGGCTTGACATTCACCGGGCGACCGGGTAATGTCTGAGACACACCAACTTGGACCGGTGAGATCGAGCGGGTAGGGACTTATGCCAGTGTCCCTAACGAGCACGTAGCGCAGATAGCAAAACGGCCCGCTTGACATTCACCCGGACCATCCGGTAGAGTGAGAATCACACAAGCAAGACCGGAACGGGCCGCAGCCCAATCCAACACCCGCGATGGTGTGAGCATCGCGAGTGCGGCGGAAACTCGATGCCGATAAAGTGCGAGTACTGCGGATAACTAAATGTAGACCTGTGGGTAGCTTCCGATAGATAGCGCCTGATCCACGGGGAGAATCAAGACTACCGGGTAGCTCTGGCGGTGTGGAATGACACCTGAGCTATGGCCTGGCGGATCCCGCAAGGGGTCGCGGCATCACGGCTATCGGGTTCGATTCCCGACTACCCACTTTGACATGCACCTGAGACTTGAAAGGCAGGCATGATGCAACTCATCGGCGAACCGGGCAACAACGCCCGCAACGTGAAAGCCTCCGAGCGAGACACCACCCGTATGCCCTTCGTGGCACCCGAGCTGTCGCCAGCACCTCTGCTGGCCCGTGAGCTGGACAAAGGTCTGAAGGGGTGGACTGACTTCGATGTCAAGATCGAAGACACCGCGATGATCGACGGCGGCGCGGTTCGCGCTGCTGAGCAGGAGTTCGAAGCGATGACCGTGGGCACCTACGTCCCCCGCGTCAAGGCACCGACCGCCAAGGTCCGCCGCCCCCGGCCGACGACCCGTCGCTGGGCCTGAGACTTGACATTTACCCGAGAGGAATGCATGATGAACAAGCAACAGCGCGTCTACATCGACGGCCGGATCTACGTCGCCCGAGGTAACGGGTACGTCCGCGTCAAGTGACTTGACATTCACCGAGAGGATTGACATGGCCACGCTCAAGCGATCGAAGGATCGCAAGGTCACCAACGCCGTCAACGCCAAAGGCACCACGGCGATGATCGCGAACAGCATCGGTCTGCCCAGCGGCAAAGGGTTCTCCTGCCCGGACGCCACCGCGTTCTGCAGTGAGATCTGCTACGCCGGCAAGCTCGAGCGCGTCTACAAAGGCGTGAGCGCGGTGCTGCTGCACAACTGGGAGCTTCTGCGAGAGGCATCTCTCGAAGACACCACGACTCTGCTCACCGAGATGATCGCCGAGTTCGTCAAGGAATCGGACAAGCGTGGTGCGGACAAGATCTTCCGCATCCACTGGGACGGAGACTTCTTCAGCGGCACGTACGTCGCCGCGTGGGCCCGCGTCATCCGAGACTTCCCGGATGTCCAGTTCTGGGCCTACACCCGAGTGCCCAGCGCGTGCCTGTTCCTGCACGCTCAGAAGCTACCGAACCTGAGCCTGTACTTCAGCGGTGACCGCGACAACATCCGCACGGCTCAGTTCCTGGGCCTGCAAGGGATCAACATCGCCTACGTCGACCGGACGTTCGCAGAAGGCAAGGAACAGTTCCCGGACGCGGTGCGGTGCCCGGAGAACAACGGCGCGATCGCCCTGATCGACACCAAGGGATCGGCATGCGCCCGGTGCGGTCTGTGCGTCAAGGGCCGCAAGTCTGTCCTGTTCAGCTCGACCAAGAAGTGAGGCAAGTCATGGCCCAGACCCAGAGCGTCACGCTCGAAAAGCACGGCCGGTTCACCTTCGACGTGGACGTGTACGCCCAGACATGGGACAGCCATCGCCAGTACAGCGAGCTGCACCTTCGAGGGATCGTCGCCTCGATGGCCTACGACTCTGTGCGAGACGTGGACCAGGGACTTTCCAGGTTCGAGCTGATCGCCATGCTCGCCGAGTTCGAGACCAACCGCCTCAACCTATTCGAAGGGAAGTCCATCTACTGATGGAACCGCCAAACGGCAAGTACCGCAAAGCATTCGACCCAGAGCTGCACCGCTTCGCAGCCAAGACCGCAGACGGCAAGCCGATCTTCGAAGGCATGCGCGTGTTCACCAACAACCTCGACCGAGGCGTGGTGGACCTGAGCAACGCCTGCTTCGAGTGGCACGCGGGGGAGAACCGCTACGTGCTCTGGTTCGACGTGTGGGTCGACACCAACTACCGAGGCGAGACCGCCTCTCAACGCGTGATGCAGAGCGACGACCGAGTCACCACCAGATTCCAAGGGAAGGCTGCCTGATGTTCACCGCCACCGTCCGCAAGATCGGCTCCGACAAGACCGGTGTGGTCACCGGTAGCCACCGACAGGTGGTGCTCGACCACCTCGAGGCTTCGGCCAAGCGTCACGGCTTCGAGGTCACCTGGAACGAGCCTGGCGTCCACGGTGACGTGCTCCGGGATGGCCAGATCGTGGCCACCTGGGAGGTGACCGCAGCGTGAGCTTCGACCAGTGGATGAAGCACGTCGACGGGCTCCTCACCAAGGCGTGGGGAGTCACGTCCCGAGACATCGCTGACCGGACGTACCGGGACAGCTACGAAGACGGCGAGTCACCGGCCCGTGTGGTCCGGGACATCATCGCGGAAGGGATCGATGCACTGTGAGGGTCTTCGTCTACTGGAATCTGCACCGAGGCATGTGGAGCATCAAGGCTCTCGAAGGCCCGGACAAGGGCCGAGTCATCGCACGGCACAACCACGTTGTGCTCCGCAACGTGACCGGCAAGGTATCGGAGGCAGGACGGCAGCGCGTGCTCCGTGAGGGCCGCAAGAACGTCCACGCCGGCCTGGTCGGCGAGCTGGTCCAGGGAGAAGCCGTGGTGCTGTCCCAGGACGCCCGCAAGGTCACCTACAACCCCCGCAAGTACGAGACGTTCGTCTACACCGACGACGAGGCTCCATTCCAGGGGTCGGACCTCGCGGTCCTGGCCCATCGCACTGTGTACGCCGCTTGACATCCACCCGAGAGGACACCATGTACCTGGACGACATCGAGCTGCCCGCTGACGAGGCACCGCCCACCGCCTACGAGGAGATCACCCCGCACGACTTCGCGCTGGGAGACATCGTGTGGCACTTCGGCATGCGCCTGCGGATCGTCACCGAGCCTCGAGAGACCAACCACCCGAAGAACGAGTACAGCCCGACGATCGCTGCCCGAGCTGTCATCGAGAACTGGGACGACGTGAAGGGGTTCGTCGGCAACCTCGCGGATGTCGACTCCGAGGGACGACGCACCTGGACGGTGCAGGGCAACGGCCTGGCCCGCTACTCGCGGGAGGTCAAGGCGTGACAGCCCGAGACCCCATCGAGATCGCCAACGACCTACTCGCAGACCAACAATGGAGAGAAGAAGAGTGAAGAAGCACTGGAAGCTGATCACCACCGCCGTCGTCGCGACGTTCGTCGCCCTGGCCATCGCCGAGCCCGACGAGGCTTCGGCCGTCCCACAGCCCGTCGACCCGATCACGTTCGACCAGCGGGCCTTCCCGTGCGAGGAGGACGAAGTCTTGGGCTTCGCACCCGAGTTCGGACCTGACCGCGTGGGCTGCATCCACATCGAAGACATCGAGAGGTGAAGAAAGTGTCCGCACGCGGCCGAGAGCACGCGATGCGCCGCGCTGCTCAGGCTGCGGCGGCACGCAAGCACGCCAACCGAAAACGAGCCATGAAGCGCCCCGGCAAGGGCACCCGATCGAACTGGAAGAGGGACTACTGATGGACAGCAAGACCGCGAAGATGCAGCAGCAGGTCGCCAAGCTCCTGCGCCACGCCGAAGACGTGACCGGCACCCCCGAGGAGGCCGTGTTCCAGGCGAAAGCCTTCGAGCTGATGGCCAAGTACGGCATCGAGATGTCGCAGATCGAGGCGACCAAGGCCGGTCTGGACATGACCGAGATGCCCGACGCGGTCCAGTGGCGAGCCACCGTGTCCGGGAAGTACGTCGCTCAGCAAGCCTTGCTGCTGCACGGCATCGCCCGTGCGCTGCACTGCAAGACGGTCTACACGAACGTCGGAGGCACCAAGGACCAGCTCGTCTACGTGTTCGGCATGCAGCGTCACATCGACCGAGTCAAGTTCCTGTGGGAGATCCTGCGCCCGCAGATGCTGCGCCTGGTCGAGGAGGTTCGTCCCGAGAACATGCACCACCGGACGCGGTACGACTGGCAGACCGGCACCTACAAGACCGTGAGCGGTGCTGGCCAGGTCAAGAGCTACCGCCGTGCGTGGATCGCAGGCTTCGCCTCGACCATCGGTGACCGAGTCCGCGCCGAGGAGAGCAAGGCCGTCGAATCGGCCGGCGGCGGTGCGCTGGTGCTCTACCGCGACGACAAGGCACGGGCCCAGGCCGAGCTGGCCCGCGTCTTCCCGAGGGTTCGCACCACCCGGACGAACACCTCGTACAACAGCAGCGGCTACGCCCACGGGCAGCGTGACGGCCGCAACGCGGCGATGCAGCGGCAGATCGCATGAGGCGGATCGTGATGGTGCTGGTCCTCCTGGCTCTGGTGTCGATAGGCACCATCCAGGTGGGCCCAGCCCCGGCCCATGCCGAGGTTTCGGCCGAGTGCTGGTCGCACCTCGCAGGCAAGAAGACCGCCGTCACCCCGGCGGCTGACCGCCGGTATCACCTGGAGCGCGGCGAGTTCTCGCCCTGCACGGAGACCGACGCGAACGAGGGGTCGCGGCCGGTCGCCACACCCACCGAGGACAAGCCCAAGCCCGACGAGGGCAAGTCCCGCTACTGCAGGAAGAAGTGGTTCTGCTGATGAGGTTCAAGGCTCGATGCACCGGGTGCTCGACCGAGTTCAAGGCCGAGAAGCGCCGCGAGTTCGGCACCAACATCCGCGTCCACGAAGTCATGACGGGACACACCGTCAAGGTCAAGGAGACAGCGGCATGAGCGACTGCGACCACGACTGGCAGGTCACCGAGACCGGCTACGTCCGCACATGGTCGACCGAGGTCGACCCCGAGACGAAGACCATCGTCGCCACCTACACCGGCTCCGAGGATTGGAGCGAGGACGGCGACGGCGAGTTCCTGCAGTGCCTGAACTGCATGGCCAAGAAGGACATACCCGAGGGATGGGAGGTCGACTGGAGATGACCATCGGAGACATGGAGAAGGTTCGCGGGGCGCTCGACAGCTTCCGTGAGATGGCCCAGAACAAGGCCGATTTCATCGAGAAGCAGACCAACGGGGGGGAGGAAGACCCCGAGGACTACAGCGGCTACGACGAAGCCGTGACCGACTACAACTACGAGCTGGCCTACCTGGGCGAGCTGCTGGCTGACGCGCTCGCCGAAGCCTTGGGCATCGAGGAGAAGAAGTGACCGTGAAGCAGGAGCGCATCGGGCTGAGCCCCAAGCTCGCGATGGAGCAGTTCAAGGAGGTGTGGGGCGACGGCTACCTCATCGGAGACATCGGCACCAACCTGACCTGCATGGAGATGGAGGCGCTGGCCGACATGCTGCAGGCGTGCGGCATCCCGCCGGATCGCGTCGAAGAGATGATCGACGCCCACGCCGAGGGCGACGACTGCGGCGACATGCACTGCAAGTGCGACGACCCCGAGTGCATCGAAGAGAGGAACAAGCTGTGAACGTGCGACACGTCCTGCTGGACGCAGGCATCGATCCCGACATCCTGAACTGGGTGCCCGAGGGCCAGACCGCAACTCGCGGTGAGCTTCTCGAGGCCGGCGAGCTGACGCTCGAACAGATCATCAACGAACAGGAGGCGTGATGCGATTCAGAGTCGAGAGGCGACACGTCATCTTCACGCCGCACAACGGCGCACAGACCATCGTCGCGACTACCGGGCACCCCGACTGGGCCCAGCGCATCGCCCAGGCGCTCAACGACACCGACCCGTTCCCGAATCTCAAGGAGGCATGACGTGGCCCAGGACCGCAAGATCACCAAGTACGAGGTGTCACCGATCGACAACCCGGACGGCACGCTGGCTGGCCTGACGATCCAGAAGACCGAGCGCATCACGCGGGAGTCGGACAACGGCAAGGTGCTGAACTACGGCACCACGGTCGACGTGGGCGACCCGCTCGAGATTCCGGTAGGCAAGCTCTCCACGCTCGTCGGAGACATCGTCAACTGGATCGGCTGGTACGCCAACGGGGACGCGGCGCGGGACGCGCTCGAATCGAGGGCTGGCTGATGGACGAGAACGTCTACATCGTGGTCGACCCGGACGGCCGGAAGTTGCCCTACCTGGCCGACGACCTCGAGTCCGCGCTGCAGCAACACTCCGAGAACGATGGCTCCGAGATCGAAGGCGTGTTCGTCTACGGCTCGCCCCGAGTCGGGGTCATCTGACCGAGCTTTGCTGGAAGAGGCTCCATACCACGGAAACGTGAGGTCAGCTAAAGATCTGGGGTAATTAACGCTGTCGCTGAACTAGGACGTTCGAGTAAACGCCCGTTCAGCCTGTAACGACGAGGGAGGAACTGACGAAATGTACGTCGATGACGTGTTTGACCTGGAAGAACTCGAGTCGCTTCGTGACGAAGCCCAGGGTCGGCTGGATGCCAATCCCCACAACGAGCAGGCCGCGTGGGATCTCGAAGACATCGAGGGCCGCATCGAGGAGGTATCAGCCGAGGTCAGCTAGGCACACATGGTGGTTTGTGTCACAAGTTTGCTACTTGTCGGTACCCACCGGTACATTCTCCAAACGTAGGGCGCATCACAGACTCCCACCCGAAGCCATCGGGGCGAGGACGCGGTGTCAGAGCCACAACTTCATACGGCCGAGACGCAGAGAAAGAAGGATAGACTTGACAGGCACCAACTTGTCTCCGTGATGGACACGGGGCACGCAACCTTTCTCATGGAGGGAATCATGAGCGGCAAATTCGCAAGCCTCGACATCGTCAGACCGACATCGAGGCGACCACTGACCCTCAGCACGATTGAGGATCTTGTAGGGAAGGGGTACAACTACCGACAAATCGGAGACATGCACGGCGTGACCCGCCAGGCGGTCGAGTGGCAGGTGAAGACCTACGGAGGGCGCTTGAACACTCGCCAGCAGGCGAAGGCGCTCTGGCCGTTCGAGACCACCAAGCTGCACAGCCGGTCGAAGGCTTTCCAGAGCCTCCGTGACCACGGCGAGTACATGCGCCAGTTGAGCTTCCGAGGCTTCTCCGAGGAGAAGAAGAAGCGGCTCATCTCGTTCTGGCGTCGCATGTGGGATCAGAACGTCGTGCTGGAGTTCGACCCGACCATCGAGCCGTACCCCGGCATGGTCGGCGGCGGATTCCGCTTCGTCCCCCGTGAGCTGCGGGACGACGATCTCCTCATCCGGGTCAACGAGCACGTTCGACCCGAGGTTCTCGATGACGACGGGACGCTCAACGCCCAGGCAGAGCTGCTGTGGACGTGGCCACCGGGCATCGAAGAACTGATCCACCAGAACTAGGTCGTTGCGCCTTTTCGAGAAGGCGGCGGGCAGCAACGGCGCATTCGATTGAAAGGCACCAACATTGGCTCTCTCACGTATCACTGCCGTGCTTCCAGAGGTAGTAAGCACACCGCCCGAGACGATCGCATGCGAACCGAACTGGCTCTACGCGCAGAAATGCGAGGTGTGGTGGCGGGGGTCTGAGTACCTCGACCCCGTCACTGTCCTCCTCACCTACCGCAGTCCGCTGGTGAAATGCACCAGCAAGATGTACCGCCCAGTGTCCAATCTGATCCTGGCCGCGAACAAGTTCGATGTCCTCTGCAGCGGAGACCACCCCAACCCCGACTGGTGGGGCGAACGCGGAGAGTTCATGGTGGCCAGGCTGACCCAGGCCGACGCGTTCCCCGAGGGACCGATAGACGAGATCCGCCAAGCCCTGGCCGAGGCCACCGGTATGGCGCTGAAGGAGGTACTGCAGCACGCATGACCCAGACCACGAAGTCGCTGCCGCTGCGAAGCGTCAGCCAGATCAACCAGTACACCCGCTGCCCGATGAGCTACAAGCTCGCACGCATCGACAAGGTGTGGGCGCGACCGGCCGCATGGCTGCCGCAGGGCACGGCGTTCCACACCGTCGCTGAGGTCTACGAGAAGGCTCTGGCCGAGGGCCGAGAGATGAGCCTCGAGCGGGCCCAGGAGATCTTCAAGGAGGAGTACGCCAAGGACATCAACGCCCTGGCCGAGGAGACCCCGAACTTCGACTGGTGGTTCCACAGCGGCCAGTACAACGGCGAGCGAGACATCGCACGTCGGTTCCACATCGGGCTCGAGCAGGTCGAGAAGTTCATCGCCTGGCGCACCACCAAGGGACAGCAGATCTGGATCGCCCCGGCGGTGGTCGATCCCCGCTGCGGGGCCGATGAGGCGCAGTCTCCCTTGACAGACACCCACGTCAAGGACTGCCTCTGCCGGCCGGCCGAGCCGGCCATCGAGCTGTCGTTCAGCATCGTGCTGGACACCCCGCTGGGACCGATCCGTGTCCGGGGATACATCGACGCTGTCGTGGTGGTCAACGGTGAGCTGAGGGTCCGGGACTACAAGACCGGGAACAAGCCCGGAGACGACTTCCAGCTCGGCGTCTACGCGCTGGCCGTCGCGATGAAGTACGGCGTGAAGGCACCGACCACCGGTGACTACTTCATGGCGGGGAAGAAGGGCAAGAAGGCGGTCATCACCGCCCCCTACGACCTCACCGAGTGGACAGCGGAGCGGATCGCAGAGAGGTTCCATGAGGTCGAGGTCCAGATCCAGGCTGGGGAGTTCCCCGCGCTGCCTGAGCCCGACAAGTGCAACTTCTGTGACGTAAGTTACTCCTGCCCGATTTACCAGTAGTTCGACTTGTCATGCACCAAAGGACGCGTACTTATAAAGGCAGGCGCTGATGATGAAATACCGCACGACCGTCGAGTTCGAGGACAAGGGCTATACCTACGTGGAGCTGGGGCCGATCCCCGAGCTTCCGCTCTGGCACGTCCAGTCCAACCCCTCGCGCTGGCCGTTCCCCACCGAGAAGGCAGGGTTCCGCTTCGCTGAGGCCAACAAGGCCGACCACCCGAACCGAGAGGTCGTGGTGGCCACACCAGACGGGGAGAGGTTCGTCCTGTGAGAAACGTCCAGATGGAGATGAACGTCGCGAAGCAGCGGCGGAAGCTCACGCAGCTCTGCGCCGAGGCACCGCCCTCGCACCAGGGGTACATCGAACACCTGATCAGGCTGTTCGACCGCGAGTGCGAGGAGGGCCGGCCGACACCGGCCAGCCAGTTCATCCCGATGTACCAGGAGGAGTTTGGCCTGTGACGAACTTGACATTCACCGAGGAGAAGAAATGACCGACTGGGATCCCAACCACCGCCTGCTGAAGTCGACCAACGCGCCGCATGAGACAGCGGCGGTGCTGCGGATGCACCGCGCCGGGTACAAGGGCGCGGACATCATGAAGCTCCTCAAGCTGCGAGGCACGCGGCTGATGAGCCAGATGCAGCGAGCCTTGGACGCCGAGACGCGGGCGGCTCACGCCGGCCGGCCGATCCACGACTCCAAGATCGACCCCAAGCTCACGACATGACGCCGACAGACCAACTGCGGCAAGACCTCCGAGGGATCGCCCGAGCGTGGCTGTTCCACGGAGGAGGTTCGATCGATTCCCTGGTCAACGCGGTCTACGACTTCATCATCGAGACCTACGGCCCGCCGTTCTGAGAGGAGACCATGTACACCCCACGGCAGTCGCTCTACATTCGCGGCTCTGCCGGTGATCCGCTTCCCCCGGTGTGGAGCGCCCTGACGCACAAGGGCACCACGCTCCGACGTGGCCAGCTCGTCCTGGTCTGCGCCGGCCCCGGCACGGGCAAGTCAGCGTTCGTGCTGGCCTACGCCCTGAAGTCGAAGGTACCGACGCTGTACTTCTCGGCTGACTCCGACGCGTTCACGCAGATCTCGAGGTCGGTGAGCATCCTCAGCGGGTGCTCGCTCGAGAAGGCTGCGCGGGACGTGCGGGAGCAGAACATCGAGGAGGCGGTCGCCGCCGAGCTGGACGAGATCCCGATCCGGTTCAACTACAAGGCGTCACCCTCGCTCGACGTGATCGAGGAGTCCCTGGCGGCGTATGACGCGCTGTACGAGGACTTCCCGGCGCTGATCGTCGTGGACAACATCACCAACGTCCGAACGGACAGTAGCGACGGTGATGACCCGTTCAGCGGCCTCGAGTCGCTGATGGACTACCTGCATGAGATGGGCCGGGAGACCGGCTCCTGTGTCATCGGGCTCCACCACGTCACGGGCCCGCACAACGACGGCGACAAGCCGATCCCGTTGTCGGGCATCAAAGGTCAGATCGGGCGTGTGCCCGAGATGGTGCTGACGCTCCACCGCGTGTCGGACGGGTTCGGGCCCGACTCGCTCAACGTCTCCACGGTCAAGAACCGAGGGGGGAAGTCGGACCCCTCCGGGCAAGACTTCGCCTCGCTGGAGTTCGTCGGAGACACCATGCAGATCAACGACTTCCGCTGATCAGCCTTACATAGTAGTTAATTATCGGCTCTAACTTGACATTCACCGAAAGAGAGAAACACCTGATGGCGACCCCTAACGCGATGCCCAAGCGGACCAACCCGCTGCACCAGCAAATCCTGTCCGGACTGCTGGCAACCAAGCCGGTCACCACGACCGTCAAGCGCGTCGTCAAGGACGCGGCCGGCAAGGATCAGGTGGTCGAGCGGAAGGTGACCCGCCAGGGGCTCCGCTTCCCGCTGGCCCAGAACGTCTCGGAGGCCAACATCGACCTCGCCGCGAAGCGGTGGCTGCGATGACCGTCCAAGAGACCAGCCGCGAGGCGTACCGGTCGGTGCTCCCGGAGATGTCGGAGCGCAAGCGAGAGGTCGTCGGCGTCGTGCGGAAGTACGGCTCGCTGTGCAACCGCGACATCGCCGCCCTGACGGGACGGCCGATCAACGAGATCACCCCCACGGTCCTCTCCCTGCGGGAGGACGGCGTTCTGACGTTGTCGCACAAGGGGATCTACGAGCTGACCGGGCGTCGAGTCATGTTCTGGAAGGTGACCTGATGCTGCTGTGGCTCATCGCGATCGGCGTCTGGCTGCTGGACGCCGTTCTCATCACTGCACTGCTCACCGGAGCACTGCGCGGCCCACAAGGCCCGCAGGGGTTCCAGGGGCCCAAGGGAGACAGAGGGGAGCCGCCATCATGGCTGGCCTGAACCGCAAGATCATCCTCACCGCTGACGGGTTCCGCGTCGGCGTCACCGAGGTAGGCCAGGGCGTCCCCCTGGTGTTCCTGCACGGCCTGAGCGTGAGCGCCCAGGCGTACGACGAGCTGTTCATCCAGCTCGCCGAGAAGGGGTTCCGAGTCATCGGTCTGGACGCGGCCAACCACGGGGACAGCGGATCGCTGCCGTGGGGCCACACCGTCGAGGACATGACGCGGATGACCCTGCAGGCGTTGGACCGACTTGACATTCACCGAGCGATCTTCGCAGGTCACTCGATGGGTGGCGGGATGGTGGTCGAGATCGCAGCGAGCAATCCTCACCGGGTCGCCGCCGCGATCCTGCTGGACGCGGCTGCCGGCGCGGAGCACCACAAGGGCATCGCGCTGACGCCGGGACCGAACCTGCCCTACCGGGCGGTGAAGTTCTTCTTCGGCGGGATCAACGACGTGCTGGGTGATGGCATCCTCGCGCTGAAGACCCGGACGCCCAGAGAGCGTCTGAGCCTGCTGACCAACCTCCGGGAGTCAGTGGGTGGGCTGAGGTTCGTTCGGGCGGCATACGCCCTCACGAAGGCCGACACGGTGCCTCTGCTCGAGGCGATGCAGCGCCACGGCGTGCCCACGGCCGTCCTGCACGGCCTGCACGACCAGATCGTCCCGTACGAGGCCGGCCTGAGCGCGGCCCGGATGACCGAGGCGACGTTCTACGGGGTCGACGGCTACCACTCATGGATGGTCGCTGACCCGGAGCTGGCGGCTGACCTGATGACGCTGGCGCTCCTCGACCTGTACCCGCAGCGGTACATCCAGGGGGCCGGATGAACCCGGTCCTGTTCGCCATCGACATGCACATCGTCGCGCTGGGGCTGCTGGCCTACTTCTGCCTGGTGATGGACGCACGATCCCGGAGGGAGGCTGAGCGTGCCGCCGAGGAAGACAGCGAAGCCGAAGCAGTGCGTTGACTGCACCGCTGAGGGGATCACGGCCAAGCGCAAGACTCCTCACCCTGGCCCGCGCTGTGCTACCCATCATCGAGCAAAGAAACGCGAGCGCAGCTCAGGAACTTGGGCGGCGAGAATACTTGCGACGTATGGGATTACCGCTGACGAGTACTGGGAGATCTACGAGTTCCAGGGCGGTCGGTGCTACATCTGCCAGCGAGCCAACGGCAAGCACAAGCGTCTCTCCGTGGATCACGACCACAAGACCGGGATCATCCGAGGGCTGCTCTGCACGATGTGCAACAAGTACACGCTGGGCTGGGCGAGGGACTGCATCGAGTTCTTCAAGCGGGCCATCGAGTACCTGACCAATCCGCCGGCTGTCCAGGTCATCGGGGAGCGCATCGCGCCGATCGAGGCCGACAAGCTAGGAGGTCGAACTTGACAGTTACCGAGTCACCGATCGCGAAGGTGATCCAGCGGTACTACCCGGACTGGGAGCCGCCGCCGGATCACAACGAGTGGAACAAGTGCCTGTGCCCGTTCCACGGGGACGGGACGCCCTCTGCCGCTGTCAGTTACGACCTGCAGGGGTTCAACTGCCTGGCCTGCGGGGTCAGGGGAGACGCGATCTCCATCATCCGACACGAAGAGGAGGTGAGTTTTGCAGAGGCTCAGCGAATCGCAGAGGGCTTATCTGTGGGAAGCGGCGAGCCGATACAGAGAAAGCCTCAACGGAAGCCCAGCCGCCGAGTATTTGGCGAGTCGCGGTCTGCTAGGCCCGAACGTCGCACCGTTCGGTCTGGGATACGTGGGAGACCCACTCCCTGGTCATGAGTACTACCGAGGGTGCTTGGCGATCCCATACCTGCGGTGGTCGCCCTGGCGCAACTGGTCCTGTGCATCGCTCCGGTTCCGCCGATTGGACGGCGGCACACCGAAGTACATGACGATGGCGGGGGACAAGCCCCGGCTCTACAACACAGCAGCGATGACCCGCTACTCGCGGGACATGGCGATCACCGAGGGGGAGCTTGACGCCATCACGGCCGAGCTGTGTGGCATCCCCACGGTGGGTGTCCCTGGTGCACTGATGTGGAAGCCCCACTTCCGCGAGCTGTTCCTGGGGTACCGCAACGTGAACATCCTGACTGACGGCGACGACGCCGGCATGGAGTTCGCGAAGTCGGTGGCCAAGACGCTGCCGAACGCCCGGATCATCCCGATGCCTGATGGCGAGGATGTCAACTCACTAGTCACATCGCAGGGCAGAGACGCTCTGCTGGAAAGGATCTGAGATGGACCCGGAGCAGTTGACGCTGTTCGACCTCGAGGACATCCACGACTACGTACACGAAGGAGACGAGGACGAATGAGCATCCTCACCAAGGCCGAAGAGATCATCAACGGCCAGCGAGCCCTGGACTACGGGGACGCGCTGGAGAACCACCAGCGGATCGCGAACCTGTGGAACACCTACCTGCAGAAGCCGGTGGTAGACCACAACGACGTGGCCGTGATGATGATCCTGCTGAAGATCGCACGGTTCATGGAGAACGGCTACCACGAAGACACGGTGGTCGACATCGCCGGGTACGCAGGCGTTCTCGAGAAGATGCAGCTCCCCCCGGAGCAGCGATACCCGGTCCACCAGCCATCCGGCTTCGTGGACTTGCAGCACGAACTGGAGGATCTGTGAGCAAGCGCATCGTCGTCATCCCGGACACCCAGATCCCGTTCGATGATCCCCGCGCACTGCGGGCGGTCATCCGATTCATCGGGGACTGGAACCCGGATGGCGTCATCCACATCGGTGACCTGATGGACTACCCATCGCCGGCCCGGTGGAGCAAGGGCACGGCCGAGGAGTTCTACCCGGTCATGCTGGCCCACAACGAGGTCGCCAAGAGGCGACTCCTGGGCCCGCTCCGCAAGGTCTACGAGGGGCCCATCGAGGTCCACGAAGGCAACCACGACCTGCGGCCACGCGAGTACCTCACGAAGTACGCGCCGGCCCTGGCCGAGTTCGAGGGCGCGTTCCACATCGAGAAGATGCTGGACTTCGACGGCTTCGGCATCAAGCTGCTGCCTGAGTTCAACGAGATCGCACCGGGCTGGGTCACCACCCACGGCCACCGTGGCTCGATGAGCATTTCCCGCATCGCCGGGGCGACGGCGCTCAACGGTGCCAAGAGGTTCAACAAGTCGGTGGTGATGGGACACACCCATCGCCTGGGCGTGATCACCGAGTCCTTCGGGTTCGGCTCAGTCATCGGCAAGGCGGTCACCGGGTTCGAGGTCGGCAACCTCATGGACATGTCGGCGGCGTCGTACCTCAAGGGCGGTACGGGCAACTGGCAGCAGGGATTCGGCATCCTGACGATCGACGGGCCGTACGTCAAGCCCGAGGTCGTCCCCATCGAAAACGGTCGCTTCGCGGTCGACGGCGACATCTGGAGGGTCTGAACTTGACATTCACCAAGCTCCCGTACCTGCACAAGAACGCACGGTCACGGCAGATCACGACGCAGGAGGTCCGCGAGGTGTTCTCCGACGAGGTCACACGCGGCCTGGATCGCCGCCTGGACCGCGACGACTACATCAAGAAGGTGATGCCTTGATCGACCTGAACAAGATGTTCCTGAAGGCAGCACGGTCGGCTCTGGTCGCCTGGAAGGGCGAGTACAGCGACGACGCTGACCTGGCCAACGACCTGTGGGTCTGGTACCTCGAACGTCCAGGTACGCAGAAGAAGCTCGAGGAGTCCGACGCGGCGCTGCGCCAGACGCTGGTGCGCCGTGCGGCTCTGCAGATCCTCGCCGGGAAGTCCCTCGCGGATGACCAGTTCAACGGCCGGAATCTCTACTCAGCGGACAACGTGCGAGAGGCGCTGCGTGGGGTGTCGACCAACCGGTATCTGGTCGACATCCTGCCGAGGGCGATGGAGGCGCTGGACGCTCAGAACGAGCGCCAGGCCGAGTCCATCCGGGTGCGATACGAGGACGGGGTCGTCCCGCCGGCCAGCTCGTCGGAGGCAGCCATGCTCAAGCGAGCGGTCAAGGCGCTGACCGAGCACGTCAACGTCATCGCGATCACCGCTGGTGTCGACGCCGATGGGAAGAACACCGAAGGTCCGGGCAGCCGGCACAGCGTGTTCCCGGAGACCCGCCCCACCACGGGCGGTCACTCCGATCCGACCGCTGACATCGCGCTCCTGCTGATCGAGCACCCCGAGCTGCGTGACGAGTACCTCTACGAACCGTCGCTCACTGAGTTCCTGAAAGGCAGTGCAGCATGACCGATTTGAACATCATGGATCCGCAGTTCAACGGGATGCCCGGTTCGGAGATGTACCGGGCCGAGGTCTTCCCCGAGCTGTTTCCTCACGCGCCGCGCATGCGGCTCGAGAACTGGTCCCAGGACGATCTCGAGATGAGCGTGGGCGGGATCTTCACCCCCGGCTACGGAGAGCGAAGGACGGCGTGAAGAAGGGCACCAAGGTCGTCATCGAGCGCGACGAGAAGCAGTACCCGGCCAAGGGCACCTGGAAGCAGTTCCGGGGCCGGAAGGGCGTCGTTACCTGTGAGGTCCGTGGTGCCGGCCCGGTCGAGTACGGGGTGTCGTTCTCAGGAGGCGACTCCGCAGACGCCTATTTCAAGCGACACGAATTGAGTGAGAGGAAGTAGTGACAGACGTTGAAATCCCCTGGGGGCCAACGGGAGAGCTTGTGTACAAGCGAACCTACGCCCGCACCAAGCCAGACGGCACCAAGGAGACCTGGCCCGAGACCGTCGAGCGAGTGGTGGATGGCAACCTGGGACTCGTTGACGTTCGGTACCAGCTACCTGATGAGCGAGCCGAACTGATCCGACTGATGTCGGAGTTCAAGATCCTCCCGGCCGGCCGACACCTGTGGGCGTCGGGCGTCAAGAACGCACAGCACCTCTTCAACTGCTGGGTGGCAGGGTGGACCGAGAAGCCCTCTGAGCACTTCTCGTTCACGTTCCTGCGCCTGATGGAGGGCGGGGGAGTCGGGGCGAACTACTCGAACCACTACCTCGAGCACTACGGGCCCGTGCAGCAGGAGCTGTACGTCCACATCGTCTGCGACCCGGACCACCCGGACTACGAGGCGATGAAGGCGGCGGGGATCCTGTCGACTGAGTACGACCCCGACTGGATGGGTGCGTTCGAGGTCGAGGACTCGCGTGAGGGCTGGGCAGCGGCGCTGACCGACCTGATCGACACGCACTACCGGGACGAGGTCAGTCACTTCAACCGGGTCTACGACGTGTCGCGGGTGCGCCCCGAGGGCGCGAAGCTCAAGACGTTCGGCGGCAAGGCGAGCGGCCCCAAGCCGTTCGCGGAGATGCTGATCAAGGTCGGGAAGATCCTGTCCCAGCACGCCTACGAGGGCTTGGCCCTCAGCGGCCTGTCGGCGATGGAGATCGACCACGCCATCGCTTCGTGCGTGGTGGCCGGCGGCGTGCGCCGGTCTGCCCGGATGTCGATGATGAAATGGTCTGACCCTCAGATCGAGGAGTTCATCAACATCAAGGCCACCTCCGGTGAGCACTGGACGACGAACATCTCGGTCGAGGTGGACGACGAGTTCTGGGAAGCGGTCCAGGGTCGACGCTCCGACCCGGCCGTCACCGAGTGGGCTGAGTTCATCATGGAGAAGCTCTCCGTGGGAGCCGTCCGCAACGGCGAGCCGGGGATGTGGGACTCGTCCCTGTCCAACGAGGGTGAGCCGAACCGGGTGGTCTGCACCAACCCCTGCGGTGAGATCACGCTCGAACCGTGGGAGCCGTGCAACCTCGGCCACATCAACCTGGCGGCGTTCGTCACCGACGCCGGCAAGACCGACTACCTCGACCTGATCCGGGCGCACCGTCTGATGACGCGGTTCCTGATCCGGGCGACGTTCTCGGCCGTCGCCGATCCGAAGAGCCGAGAGGTTCTGGACCGGAACCGACGCATCGGCGTCGGACACCTCGGAGTGGCGTCCTATTTGGCCCTCACAGGCCGTAGGTACTCCCAGGCACCCGGTGACAAGCGGTTCACCCAGTTCTTGCGGGAGCTGGCCGCTGAGGTCGACGGGGAGGCATCCCGGTTCTGCCATGAGCTGAGGATTCCGGTTCCGGTGAAGAAGCGGACGATCGCGCCCACCGGCACGGTCGCGAAGCTGGCTGGCGTGAGTGAGGGCATCCACCCGATCTTCGCCAAGTACTTCAACCGGCGGATCCGCTTCAACAAGGTCTCCGACTTCGACCAGTTGATGGAGATGTACAACCAGGGCTACCACGTCGAGGACGACCTGTTCGCCCCGAGCACCTCGGTGGTCACCATCCCCACCAAGGACACCCTGGTCCAGGCCGTGGTCGACCTCTACGGTCGCGACGGCGAGGAGATCGTTGAGTCGGCCTCCGACTTGACATTGACCGAGCTTCTGGCCTTCCAGGCGCTCTACCAGACGTGCTGGGCCGACAACGCGGTGAGCTTCACCGCCAACGTCGACCCGAACGCCTACAGCCCCCGCGATGTTGCCGGGGTGCTCGAGAGGTTCGCGGGCCTGATCAAGGGCTCCACGATCTTCCCGGAGGCCAGCTTCGAGCAGGCTCCGTACGAGCGAATCACCAAGCAGCAGTACGAATCTGCTGCGGCCAAAGCCGTCGAAGACGGTGTCGATGAAAACTGCGCCAACGGCGCATGCCCCATTAAGTGAAAGGTAACCAGTTGTCCTACGACGATCCGTGGAGCACTCCCCCCGCCCAGCCCGAGCCGCAGCCCGAGCCCACGCCGCCCCCGGCCCCGGCTCAGGTCGCGACGACGGCCAGCACGGCCGCTGTCGACTCCGTGTCGGTCCAGCACTCCACCGATGGGGTGAGCGCCACGTTCAAGTTCGCGGGCGCGTACAGCGACCCGTGGGTGGTCGTGAAGGGTGCCGACCCGGCCGACGTGTACGCCAAGATCAGCACCCCTGAGTTCAAGCAGTTGATGGACCGGGTGCAGCAGATCGCGGGTGTCTACGCGGGCTCCGGTGCGAAGCCGGCCGGCAACGCGGGCGGCGGCGCTCAGGCGCAGCAGTCGCGGGCCCCGCAGGCCGCTCAGGAAGCCCCGAACGGCGAGAAGCGGTTCTGTGCTCACGGCGAGATGCAGTTCAAGTCGGGGGTGTCGAAGAAGACCGGCAACCCCTACAAGATGTTCGTCTGCACCGCGCCGCGTGACCAGCAGTGTGACGCGCAGTTCATCAACGACAAGAAGTAGCCCAGCTACTTGTCATTCACCGGGGGGAGGGGCTTCGGCCCCTCCCTCCTGCCCCACCATCTCTGAGCGGAGAGTATGAAAGTCCAACTGATCGCAGCGACCGAGATCGACGTTACGGCGTTGCGCGACATCGGATTCGAGGTCGATGACTTCGAAGACACCCACAACGACGAGGCGTTCGGTGACCTGGACGCCGACGAGCTGGCAGAGTTCGCCGGCCGAAACTGCTACCGGTCCTTCCACCGGCCGAACCCGGCCACGGCTGAGAACGAGGACTACCTCGCTCACATCCTCGAGGTCGGACATGAGTCGGTGCTGGAACACGCCAGCGCGACGTTCTACATCGAGGCCAGCCGGTCGGTGCTGACCGAGCTGGAACGGCATCGCCACCTGTCGTTCAGCGTGGTCTCGCAGCGGTACGTCGACCCGACGCCGCTGGGCGTCCACTGGCCCCCGGTGCTGGAGAAGCTGCCTGCGCTGGACCGGGCCTACGCCGAGGACATCCTGTTGCAGGCCAAGGACAACACGGATGCGTCCTACCTGGGTCTCCTGCAGATCTTCGAGGCGAACGGACTGCCCCGGAAGCAGGCACGCGAAGCGGCCCGAGCGGTCCTGCCGAACATGACCAACTCCCCGATGGTCGTGACCGGCAATCACCGCGCCTGGCGCTACGTGATCAAGGCCCGGTGGCACGAAGCCGCCGACGCCGAGATCCGCGAACTGGCAGGGGAGCTGTTGCGGCAGCTCCGGGAGATCGCTCCCAACTCCTACCAGGACATCCCCGCCGAACCCTACAGCTACGGAGGCTGACGCATGGCACGGAGAGCGACACACGTCGACCTCGAAGACCGGTTCCACATCATGGCCGGCGAACCGATTCTCGACACCACCGAGGGTGTCCTGATCGTCGCCTTCGATGACGGCACGAACCGAACCTTCAACTGGGACAAGGTCGTCAGCTTCTACCAGATGACCGAGGAAGAGACCCTGCGGCACTTCAGAGAGGAACAGCAGTGAAGTACGTGACCAAGAAGCAACTGCGCCAGGAGCTGGACGACGAACGTGCGTGGAGCGCGTCGTTGGAGAAGGAGAACGACCAGCTCACGGCCGACAACATGACCCTGCGCCAGAAGAACGGCGAGGTCTACGCGGCCAACGTCAGCCTCTCGCGGGCAGCGAACGAGGCGCTCCGCGCCAACCGGGAGCTGCGGAGCCAGCTCGAGACCGCCAAGCGGGCGTTCGGTGAGGCGTTCGTCAAGGGCGAGCCCGAGCCGCCGAAGGGGCCGAGCCGGCCGAACCGCAAGAAGCTCACCGACCAGGAGGTCCGGGACATCCGGGACGCCTACTTCGGTGGTGCGCGGCAGAAGGATCTCGCCGGGAAGTACGGCGTGAACCCGGCCACGATCTCCCGCACCGTCCGGGGGGTCTACCACTGATGGCTGCCACGACAGAGGACGCCTACAACGCGCTCATCGAGACGCTGGAACCCTCAGCGATCCTGACCCCGGCGGTGCTGGCCACCGCGTTCGGGATCGCGTTCAGCGAGTTCCGAGACAACCCCGCTGTGGTCGAGTTCCTCGCTCGCGCACAGGAGATCGCCGAAGCCCTCGGCGAGGAGGTCGATCGGAGGTTGAGCACCGAATGATCTTCACGCTGAGCAACGAGGCAGAAGGTCTGTGGCCCAACAAGGTCCGACTGACCATCGACACCGATACCGACACGGCGCTGAAGGTACTGAACGCCGCCCGGAAGGTCTACGCGAAGACCGAAGAGGGCCGTCGCCGGATCGAAGAGAACCAGTTCCGGGCGGTCCTCGGACTCCCACCCATCACATAGGAGACAGATGATCGAGCTGCGGCATGAGGTTCAGGGAGACCTCGTCACCATCAACGTCGTTGAAACCCCAGAGGATCTGGCTGGCTTCCGCGACTTCATCCGTGCTCATCTCAACTGCCTGGCCGTCGACACCGAGACCACCGGGCTGGACATCTACAGCGACACCTTCGAGTGCCGCCTGGTCCAGTTCGGTACTCAGGACGAAGCGTGGGTGGTGCCCGTCGAGCTGGGTGACGTGTTCATCGAGGACGTGCGGATCGCCATCGGGGCGCTCAGGAAGGTCGTGCTGCAGAACGCGTCCTACGACCTGCAGGTGCTCGACCAGTGCTTCGGGATCGAGATGGAGGATCTGTGGCCCCGCGTGCTGGACACGCAGATCCTGGCCAAGCTGGTGGACCCCCGGCCCTTCGAGGCCGGTGGGTTCGGGCACTCGCTGGAAGAGCTGATCGCGGAGTTCATCTCGAAGGAGCAGGCCGAGACCGTCAAGAAGCTCATGGCCAAGCTGGCCCAGGAGCACAAGACGACCAAGGCCAAGATCTGGGCGACGATCGATCTGTTCCACCCGGAGTACCTCAAGTACGCCGGCATGGACACGATCTTCACCGCACGGGTCTGCAAGTCGCTCACCCCGCTGGTGCCCGACGTGAGTCGTGGCCTGGTGGCCTACGAGCATGAGATCTCGGAGATCTGCAGCTACATCGACCGGCAGGGCTTCCTGCTGGACGTGGAGTACGCACAGGAGCTGAGTGACCGGTGGCTGTCGGACCAACAGGTCTGGGAGGCAATCGCTTTCACTGAGTACGGCGTGGAGAAGGTCAACTCGACCGAGGATCTCGCCGAGGGGCTCGAGGAGATGGGCGTCAAGATCACCGGTCGTACGGAGACCGGGAAGCGTCAGGTCGACAAGACCCTGCTCGAGAAGCTGGTGGCCGAGGGCAACGAGCTGGCCACGATCGCTCAGGAGGCCAAGAAGCTGGGCAAGTGGCGGAAGACCTGGGTGCAGAAGTTCCTCGACACGCGGGACGCCGAGGACCGCTGCCACACCTTCGTCAACCCGCTGCAGGCGCGGACCTCGCGCATGTCGATCACCGGTATCCCGGCGCAGACACTGCCGGCATCTGACTCGACGGTGCGACGGTGCTTCCTCGCGGAAGAGGGCGACGTGATGGCGTCGATCGACTACCAGACCCAGGAGCTTCGCGTCCTGGCGGCGCTCTCGAACGACAAGGCGATGATCGATGCGTTCAAGAACGGCGCTGACCTGCACCAGATGACCGCCGACGCGGCCGGCGTGCCGCGAAAGGTCGGGAAGACCGCCAACTTCCAGAAGGTCTACGGCGGCGGGGCCGTAGCCCTGGCCGAGGCCGTGGGGATCTCGGTTCCCACCGCCAAGCGAGTTCACGCGGCGTTCTCGAAGACCTACCCCGGCGTCGAGCGGCTGAGCAAGAAGCTGGCGATGGAGGCAGGTCGGAACGGCTACATCATCAACCCGATGGGCCGGCGGCTGCCGGTGGACAGCGCACGGACCTACTCGGCGCTGAACTACATGATCCAGTCGACTTCGCGGGACGTGACCTGTCGGGCTCTCATTCGCCTCCACAAGGCCGGATACACGCCGTACCTACGGTTGCCTATCCACGACGAGATCGTGGCGTCTCTGCCCGCCTCAGAGGCTGAGAGAGCCGCTGCACACATCGGCCAGCTCATGGCCGAACAGATGGGCCCCGTGCTGATCGGCACCGACCCCGAGGTCGGCAAGAGGTCATGGGGATCGCTCTACGGCGCTGACTACTGAGTCGCGCTTGACATACACCGAAGGAGAACACATGGCTCAGGCCAAGGTAGTGCTGCCAGCCCCGAACGGGCTGGACGACGAGCTGTTGGGTCTGGCGATCCACAAGCTCAGCGAGCTGGGAACCATCGAGGGCCAGGAGATCGGCGTCTTCACGGCCGAGCGCCCCGAGAACGTCTCGATCCTGATGTGCCCAGAGGACACCGTGTTCCTCGAGTTCCGGGCCAACCTCATCCCGGACCTGGGGAGGCGCTGATGCCCGAGGCGAAGAAGGCTGCCGTGCTGCAGCCGGCCACGCAGGAGGCCATCGACATCGTCGGGATCACGGCCCTGATCGAGAACGCTCGCCACGCGTTCGAGCGCCTGGGCGAGGTCGTCGGGGACATCACGACCAAGGTCATCGAACGCTCGCAGATCGACGGCGTGTCGATGCCGTGGGGCTACGAGATCGACGGTGAGTGGATCGAGCTTTCCGAGGACTACCGGATGATCCGCTACGAGGCGTTCGTCATCCCGAAGGAGGACGCATGGCCGGCTTCGGTCTGAACCTGCAGTGGCACGGCGAGGGTGACGGGGTCAAGCCAGAGGCGTTCCGGCCGATCGACTTCAAGCTGACGCTGGAGATCGACAACGAGCGCATCGAGGTCGTCACCACGGCGACCCCGGACATCAAGAACGACCCCCAGCAGATGCGGTGGCACGCCCACAAGCTCTGGGACAGCATGGTCGACGCTCTCACGGACAGGAACTGGATCTGACCGCGCACACCTTCCCCGAGGCTGTGGTCACCGAGAAGGCCGTCTACTTCGACGGCTACGAGCTGCCCTGGTACATCAGCGAGGACGGCATCGACTTCACCCCCGGTGGCCGCGACGACTTCAACCGTCTGCGGATCGAGTTCCTCGTCGGCACGACGACGTTCCGGGATCCGTGGGAGGTCTGGGAGAACGACCACCTCGCTCGATGGATGAGCCTGCGACTGCAGATCGCAGACGACTACCTGCAACTGATGAAGGAGTTCGCCGATGTACGAGCAACAAGACCATGACTTCTTCGACGTGCTGTACCAGCAGTGGACCCGGACCACGGGGGCCAAGGATCTGTTCTGGGTCGTGGAGAAGGTCGAGTTCGACGCCGACGCCGACTACGCCACCACCTGGGACGTGGTGGCTACCAATCACGACGGCACCGCGAGGAAGCACATCGCTTCATTCGAGCGAGAAGAAGACGCCGACTTCACCGCCGGCATCAACGGGGCCATCCCGGATCTGATCCGCCGGCTCCATGAGGCGATCGATGAGGCAGTCCGCAAGGACGAGGCCAACGACATCGCACAGGGGCAGCTCGCCGACGCGCTGCTCGAGAACATCGGCATCCGAGCCGAAATGCACGACCTGGAGGTCGCACTGGCAGAGGCCAACGACCGACTCGAAGATGAAGGGAACCGATGAAGACCATCGCAGCAATCCTGATCGCCGTGGCGGCGGTGCTGAGCCTCACGGCCTGTGAGGGCGGGACCACGACGACCGACGACAGCTACCCGCACGGGTTCATCTACGTGCCGCCGATGGGCAAGACGCCCGGAGTGGGGCCGATCTTCTACTGATGAACGTCACCATCAACCTCTTCGGCTACGAGCTGACGATCAACGGCCGGCGGAAGCCGCCAGGACCGTCCGTGTTCGTGTTCAACGATGTCATCCGCACAGAGGATGTCCTCGAGCTACTCAGAGCTACCCGGTAGTTTCGTCACTGTGACAGGAAGCCCCGGAGGGGCTGGGCATTTCGCCTGGCTCTTCCGGGGCTTTTTTTGTGCCTGTCAACTACATAGGTTCTCTATCTATACTGGTCACTGCTGTACGCCATTGCGCCACTACGCCTTTACGCCACGGCGCAGTTACGCCGTTGCGCCTACAGGTCGAGGCTGGGGTAGCTCTTTTTCTCCTTGGGACGGGCCGGCTCGGCCAGCATCTTCTGGGCCAGCTCCGTGAGCAGTTTGGAGACGGTCGTCTCCTCGTCCAGTGCTCTCTGCTTCAGCCCCACGATCACGTCCTTGGGCATGTACGTGTTCAGCTTCGCCATGTTGTCGGCGTTGCGTGCGAAGATCTCATGGGCCTTCTTCGGCCGCACCCCTGCGGCCTTCTGCTCAGCGGCTCGCTGTCGAGCCCTCTCGATCGCGTCAGACACCGGTGGCCACCTTCTCGAGTTCGGCCCACACGTCGGCGTACGCCTCCAGGTCGATCGGCATCGTGCCGAACGCCTTCTTGATCGACTGCCGCTGGGTGACGAGTGTGTCGAGCATCAGCACTTCCCTGGACTCGAAGAGCGCCCGCACGCGATCGACCATCTTGGCCCGGAGATCCACCTGGGTCATCAGGACGAGTGACGGCACGCCGGCCGTCAGGTCCAGCGTCGGGAAGACGCGCTCCACTTCGATGGGTGAAGCCCCGCACGGGATGATCACCAGATCGGCCTCATCGACGGCCTGCTGGATCAGGTTGGACGTGCCCGGTGGGGTGTCGATCAGCACCAGCTCCTTGTCAGGGATGGCCAGGTACTCCGGGCAGCGGATGACCTCGAACGGCATCCCTATCCCCCGGCTCGCGGCCTTGTCGGCCCACTCCGATGCCGACTTCTGCGGGTCCGCGTCGATGACTGCGGCCTCCACTCCTGCCCGCGCTGCTGCGGTCGCCAGGTACATCGCGGTCGTGGTCTTACCCACGCCGCCCTTCGTGTGAACGATCGAGATGGTTGTCATGATCAGGACCGTACCGTACGCCACGGCGTAAATGCGCCATTGCGCCGTTGTGTCGTTGCGCCATTGCGTAATTGCGCCTCCTCGAGGACTCGAATACGCAGGTCAGCGACACGCCGAGACGGCGTCGTTACACAGGATTCCGACACGCATGCCGTAGAAAAGAGAAGACCCCCGGTCACAGCCTGCCAGGGCTACGGGGGTTCTCGGGTGAAGGTGTCCTCAGTCTACCAGGGCACCTCTCTTCGAGGTGCTCTGCGCCCGAAGCGTGTCGGGTGACGCGTCTTGCCAACGCGGTCGTCGCCCGTCAGAAGGGCAGCCGCACTCATGCCCGCTGACACGGGCGTGTCGATCACGGCCCATCCACTGGGGATAGATAGAAGGACAGCCCGACCCCAGGACGCGTGGCAGCGTAGCGGTGGCCGTGAGCATCCCGGCCTGTGGGCTCGAGTAATCCCCGAGCCTGTGGCCATCGCGAGCGATCCGAACGACGACCGACGAGATGGTCAGCACCCCGTGGTTCCCCGTGCAAGCGGGGGAGCCGTGACCAATGCGGTAGCGGGGTAGCCTCGCTCGCTCACCTTCACTCCTCCCTCCGAGAAGATCCGTCACAGTGACGAAACAGGTCAGCGCAACAGCGCGATGCCGGTCTCGATCTCACGGATGCGGTTCTCCTGGGACTCGAGAGAGGCCACCAGGGAACGGATCTCCCGCTTGGTCTTGGCTGCGGCGGCGATCGCGGCCCGGTGCTCGATCTCCAGGTCGTGGATCAGGGCTTCCCGCTCTCGCGGGGTCATGCTGTCGATCCGCTTCACTGAGGGCCACGGTACGACTGACGCCCCCGTAAACGCAAAAAGCCCCCCTCCGAAGAGGGGGGACTTTGAGCTAGCCGACTCGGGCCAGAGAGAACCACGTCAGAGACGCGTTGGCGTCTCCGAGGATGTTCACGTTGCCGTCTGTCTTGAGGCCGGGTTGGATGGTCGCGCCGGCCGCGAGGTAGTACGTCACGCCGTCACCGCCGTAGGCGATGTCCCGTGGGAACGCTGGGGCACCGAACGCCGCCAGCGAGATGCCTCGGCGGGAGCCCATGCGGACTCGAGGGACGCCGTTGATGTAGATCAGCGGGAACCGCTCCTCGCTGGTGCCCTGTGCTTCACCGACCTGGACGCGGAGGCCCATCATGTACGTGCCGGCCTTCTGCACCGTGGCGGTCTGCGTGGCCGCATCCCAGGTGATGTCCTGCGACCGGTAGTCGACAGCGTCGAGGGTGCCCGCAGGGAGGACCGCCTGGCCACCGGACTTGGCCACACCGGAGGTGGTCGACCGGTAGACACGCATGGTCGAGCCGGTGACCGCCGGGGGAGCGTTGTCCGACACCGATGCGCCAGCGACCGTGCCGGGGGTCGCGGAGCCGTTCGTCTCCGAGATGGCTCCCCAGTAGCAGTGGTTGTCATCGATGATCGACTGCTTGTCGCCTGGCTCGATGCCATCCCAGACCACGGTGTTGCCCGAGTAGACCTGATGCCGGCGCGGGTTCTCACCGACGCCGCAGACGATGCGGAGGTCCAAGTTCCACGTCAGCGAGACGCCCCGAGCCCAGATGTACTCGACGCCGTTCTTCACGCAGCCGATGTCGCCCTTGTAGCTCAGGAAGCCGGTGCAGTAGCCGCGTGCGAACACGTAGTCGGTCCCGGCCGCGTTGGCGCGGGCCACCGACCAGATGCGGACGTTCGTGCCCTGTGAGGGAGCTGACGCCAGCGTGCCTCGCACGATCTGCTGCGGGGTGAGCGTGGGCTCCGGGTACAGCATCGTCGCTCGGCGGTAGCCGTTGTTGACGGTGGACCACTTCGCGTTGCCGTTCTCGATGACCAGCGTGGAAGTGCCTGGCCCGGTGTACGTCAAGTTGAACAGCGTGGCCGGGAACGGCCCGTTCGGGTAGTCCGAGAAGTCGATGTTGAACCGCCGGCCACCGTTGGCCGTCGTCTCCTGATCCGACTGCAGCGCCTGAACGTCGCGGACGGTCTTCGTGAGCATCGCCCACAGGTTCTCCATCGTGTTCTTGGCGTGATCGATGCCTGCGCCGACGATCTCCTCGCCGATCTGGCTCGCGCCAGAGAGCGCGTTGGTGGCCGCGTCGACCAGCTCTTGCAGCGCGGGGATCTTGTCGATGTCCGCGTTGATCGAGCCGTCCTCGCCGATGACCGACATGCGGCCGGTCATGGCGGCGTACCAGTCCTTCACGGCCTGCACGGCCCCGTTGATCGGGGTGACGATCAGCCCACCGAGGATCTCGAGGATCTGCTTGACCTCGGTCGACAGTGTGGTGAACGTGCCCGAGACCCACTCATCGAAGTCACCCGTGAGCAGGGCTCGCGGCAGGTTCGCCAGGTTGCCCACGATGGTCGTCACCGACGTTGCCACGTCGATGAAATCGTCATCGATGGTGCCCGGAATCATGTCCTTGAACGCCTGGAGCGCCTCGAGCGGCAGCTTGCTGAGCTGCTGCGTCAGGATCTCGATCGGGTTGCCGCCGTTGAGCGGCACCTCGAACATCTGGCGGATGACCTGTTCGGTGTAGCCCTGGCCGAAGCTGAAGTCGCCACCACCGATCTCGAATGCGCCGTCAGCACCGATGGCTTCGAGCGGGGAGTTCGGGAAGCTCACGGCTCTCCTTTCAGGACGGCAGCTTGGCTGCGGTTACGGGGTCGGCCTTCCAGACCTGCTCGAACGCGAAGTAGTCCAGGTGCTCCGGGAGCACGACCTGGCCGGCGGTGGCCACCAGCGCCTGGTGGTGCCAGCGGGCGTCGTAGACCGACCACGCGGTGAAGGTCCGCAGCGTCTCGCGTACGGACGCCAGCTCTCGGACGATGGACGAAACCTGCTCCTGCAGAGCGCGGATGATCTCGTTGTCGTCAGCGACGATCTCCACGCGCCGGCCGCGCCGACGCTTCGCCCGGTCATGCCACCACTTGCCTCCGGGGAGGATCTTGGCCAGCGCCTCGTACTTCTCGATGATCTGAGCGCCGACGTACACGACGAAGCCGATGACGGCGAAGAGGCCGACCCAGTTCTGGGGGAGGTGTGCGATCAGCTCAGGCGACATGGGACTTGCGCCTACGTGCGAAGAGCCAGTGGATGTATGCGAACACCACCATTGCTGCTGGTGCGGACGACAGCGACAGCTCGCCGTCGAACACGGCGTTGAAGTAGGCCAGAGACAGTGTGGCGTAGAGGATCATCAGGCCCGCGTGGGCGATGAAGCTGGGCCAGGCCCGGACGTTCGATCCGGTCGCGTCGATCGTCTGGACCCCGGACATCAGGGCTTCACCGAAGAAGCCCATGACGCCGAAGAAGATGAAGATCGAGCCCCACACCTGGATCGGTGCGGAGTTGACGATGTCGGTGGTGGACAACACCACCTGGGGCGTGAGGATGTAGGCGACCCCTCGGGCCACCGCCTCAGCCAGGATGACGAGCTGCAGGATCCTCAGCCCGAACGGCGGGGTGTACCTGTACGTCATTCGGTGAACTCCTCAGCCACCGCTGGGCCGGGGCGGTTGTCCGGGATCATCCCGGCCTCCCGGTACTGTCGAAGCATCGCCTCGTTCTCCTGTTGGGTCAGTTGCCGAATGTTGGGGATCCGCACCGGTTCTGGGTCCGGTGTGTCCTTCTCCACCCATCGGGCAGCGTTGTTCATGTCATGGCGCTGGCCTCGGAAGGCCGGCTGAAACTTGATCTCCTGGGCCGGGAGCTGACTGACGTGGATGTTGCCGTCCTCATCAGCCAGTCCCCGGATCCAGTCCACATGCCGAAATCCCGCCTTCCACAAGTGCTCTGACCAATCCGACAGGTAGGCCGGGTGCGTGATCGCACCGACGCCGGCAACCATCGGGAGGTTGCGGAGCGCCCAGGCGACGTGCTCGCGGGGCTTGTTCGGATCGTGAGACTCTTGCGAGGGGATCTGCGACATGGCGTGCCTTTCGTTTACAGCCACCCCGCCTGACCAAGCCCACCGTTGATGCGCTTGATCTCTTCGAGGATGGACAGTGCTGGGTTCTTCGGTTCGCGGTAACCGATCGCGATCTCAAGCGGCTTCGGGCCGTTGGTGCCCTGGCTGTACTTGATCTTCTTGATCCGCTCCACGAACAACTGGTGCTCGACCGGGTAGCCGAGGACCGACGTGCCCACGCGGTCACCAATCCAGCAGTGGCCGTAGGGCTTTGGCGCGAAGATGTACGGAGCTGCGTCCGACACCTTGAGGGTGTGGGCCGTCCGGGCCCGCGTCTTGTGGATCTCAGCGGCGATGGCCGCGAACGCGCTCAGGGTGAACGCCCTCATCGACCCGTCAGGACCGCCCTCGAAGTAGTGGAAATCACCGAGGTCGGTGACCACGTCCTCGAGGCCAGAGATCGGCAGGCGGATGCCCGACGCACGCAGCGTCGGCACCTCCATGAACGCACCGAACACGTCCTCGTACAACGGCTTCAGGATCGAGTCCAGCGTGCCGCCGAGAGGCGGAAGGTCGATCATGCCGCCGAGCGCCTGGTTGATCAGGCTGGTGAGGAAATCACCGCCCACGTTGACAGCCGTGCTGATGCCCTCGTTGATTCCAGGGGCTGACTGACCTCCTGCGATGAAGCTGGTGTCAGTCGCCTCGTAGTACGAGAACTCGCTCGACTTGATGCCGGTCAGTGGACCCTCTTCGAACACGACGTGCGGTGCCATCGGGCTGGTGCCCAGGAAGTGGGGCGAGTAGTACTCGCCGGGGAACGTGTAGTCCCCGGTGAACACGTCGACACCCTCGACCTGGCCGTCGCCGGCCAGCGTCACCATCGCCCGGAGGAACCCGGTCAGCCAGGAGCCGCCGAACGCGGTCTGGGTGCCCCAGCCGCTGTTGTCCTCGATGTCCCACACGACGCAGCCATCCCGGAGCGGGATCTTCTGTAGCAGGTCTTCGAGCGGGTCCAGCCCCCAGACGCCCTTGAGGTCATCGAACGGATGCGGGTCGCGATCCTTGATGTACCGCCGGCACGTCAGCGTGAGCTGATGGTCCTCGAGCATCTGCTTGGCAACGTCGTAGAATTTGCCGAACCGGCTGAACACCATCGTCACCGGACTGTTGTCCGCGAGGAACGGGAACGGCTTGACGATGTTCCGCCAGTTGCTGGGATTGAACGAGGGGCCCATCCACTCGTTGATGTCTGTGGGGTCGTCCGGGATCGTCCACAGGCTCGTCTCGAGCCGGAGGATGTTCACGAACAGCGTCACCAGCAAACACCATTTCGCCGGACCAAAAATGATCCAGACCTTCGGAAACTGCAGCTCAGGTCTCAGGAATGGGTTACACCACACGCGTATGTGCTGGGTCTGGGCGTAGTCGTGCAAAAACACGACCTCCAGATACGCATCACCGGAATCGGTCTTGATGACCCGGTAGTGATCCATCATCCCGGTCCATCGAGCGCCCTGCTTCTCGATGTTGATGATGACGTTGCGCTTTGCTCGACCCCGGTGATTCATCACCCACTTCGCCAGGTAGTGGCTCAGCGAGAGGTGCAGCGTGGCGTTGCCCACGTCGTTCTCGATGAACTCCCACTCGAGGAGGCGCTCACCCGCGACGATGCCCCGGAGGCGGAAGTCGCCATCGCGCAGCTCTACGTCGGCCGGCTTCAGCCTTTCCTGCTCGCGCTTGCAGCGTCGGAGCTGGATCTTCTGCCAGAGATCCTCGGCCTCGCGAACGCTCGTCAGGCCACTCACTCGAGCCCCCAGCAGCGCGTCCACGGCCTCGGGAGCCGAAGCGTGATGACTTGCCCCGGAGCGCAGCCCGAGGCGTCTATGACGAACTCAGCCTCTTCGGTGTACGGCGGGATCGAGTTGCGGAACCGGACCCCGTTCATCCGCGCCCAGACGGGCGAGCCCGACTCGGAGGCGATCTGCTCCTCGCGGCGGTCGGTGTCGATGATGCAGTTCTCGCCGTAGATCAGCCCCGGCGTCTTGACACGCCGGTTGCGGAACTCCTCGTCCTCGAACGAGTAGTCCGGGATGACGAACTGCGTGAACGGAGCCGTCTCCCACGGGATCTCCATGTTCGGGGGGAACGGCCAGGGGAAGTTGGGCACCTTCTCCTGTGAACCGGGGACGGTCCACTTCGGGAAGATGTACTGGTCGGTCGGGTTGAGCCCGCCCTGGCCAGCGCCTACCCGGAGACGCAGGGTCTCCTTGGGCAGCTCCTCCCACGGCCAGATGCCGCCCTGCCACCAGTCCGGTTCGAACCGGGTGTCGGTCTTGGTCTTGACCGAGAACACTCGGTCGTCCTCGTACCAGAACGGGTCGTACGCGATGCACGACATCACCGTCAGGTTGATGGCGTTGCCACGCGGGTCGGTCTTCATCTCGACCTTGGGGGACTCGAACAGCCGCAGCTTGAGGTAGCGCGTACCGGAGTCCGGGGTGGTCACGTAGAGCTTGCAGTCGCGGTTGAACGCCCACGCCTTGCGCCATTCGCTGTCACGCGAAAGCCAGGACCGGGCACCGCTCTTCGCGTCGTTGAGGATCTGGACCCCGAAGATGATGTCTCGCTTCAGGATCCGGTGGTTCAAGTAGCGAGCACCGGGAAAGTTCCCCGGCTCTTCAATCACGACCTTGACGGGAGGGTCGTAGAAACAACCCTCCACGTCTGTGGCCAGGAACGCTCCCTGGTCACCGGTCGTCAGATTGAAGAACTCACCATTGACACCCTCGAGTTCCACGACGGTGTCGGTGATCAATGCCTACCTCCTGGTGTATGTCAAGTCGGACGCCTACTGACGGCCGACGACCGCGAGGGCGTCCTTCGACTCCTGGCGGTCCTTGATGTCCAACGCCTCGTCAACCGAGCCGATCTGGAAGATGTACTGCGTGCCTTCGGTGATCAGCTTCGAGAGGAAGCCCTCACCTGAGATGCCGATGTCCGAGAGGAACTTCTTGCCAGTCGCCTTCGCGAAGTCGACCGGAGCCGCCATCAGCTTGGAGATCTGCGACTCGAGAGATCCACCGGAGGCGGAATCGGTCTCGTCGTTGTACTCGCCCGCGAGGTCGAGCATCTCCTTCTGCGTCTGGAGCTGATCCTTCATGTCCCGCAGCTTCTGAGCCTCAGCCTTCAGACCCTCGTTGCCGGTGGCCTTTGCCTGCAGCTCAAGGGCTTTCGCCTGCCGCTCGTACTTCTTGATCTCGGTGCCGAGCACCTTCTCCATGCGGCTCACGTCCTGCTTGGAGAACCCCTGCAGGAGCGCAGTCGGATCCTCGGTGCCGGTGGCTACCGCAGCAGCGACCTGGCCGGCCAACGCCTTGGCCTGCTCGAGGACGGGCGCGAAGCCCTTGTCGAGACCGATGGCGTAGCCCTGGCCGGTGTTGATGCCGAACTGCTCGAACAGCTTCGAGGGAGAGTGGATACCGAGGAAGCCGGTCACCGCGTCAGCCACGCTGGACGCCAAGTTCCTGGCCGTCGAGACGGCGGAACTGATCATGTTCTGGATGCCGTTGATCAGACCCTGCACCAGATTCCTACCGGCCTCGAGGCCGATGTTCATCAGGTTGGACAGAGCCGCCTGGATCTGCCCAGGAAGCTGAGCGGCCGTGGCCGCGATCTGCGATGCGCCACTGGCGAAGCTGGACACCCATTCGGCCACCCGTGCGATGACCCCGGAGATGATGCCCATCAGGTTGGCCATCGCTCCGATGAGAGCGCCACCGATGGACACACCGACCTGGATCGCCGCGCCGGCCACGCTCAGAAGCGCGGACGCCAGCGGCAGGACCACCGGCATCAGGCTCGCAAACGACTGCACCAGCGACACGATCGACGGCAGCATCTCAGCGATCTTGGGGACTAACTGGATGAACGCCGGGACCAACTGCTGCATGATCATCGGGGCGAGCTGCACCGCTGCGCCGACCAGTTGGCCGAACGCCGTAGCGAGCGCCGGGATGTGCGGCGCGAGGCTGGTGACGAGCACGTTGGCGAGCTGCGAGAAGGACTCCATGAGCCCCGGCAGCATCGGCTGCAGGGTCTGCAGCGCCGTGGTGAGCGTGCCACCGATCAGCGTTGCGACCTGAGTCAGGATCGGGGACAGCGCCTGGAGGTTGCTCGTCAGGAGCGTGCCCAGCGTGTCCGCGAGCATGGTGAACGCGGGGGTGAGCGCAGTGACCACCGGGGCCAGCGCGGTGCCCAGCGTGCCGAGCACGTTGCCGATCAGGCTGGCGAACGAAGTCAGCGCCGGCATGGCCGCGACCAGGAGGTCGCCGATGCCCGTCAGGAACGTGTTGAGCGGTCCACCGAGCTGGCTCATCGCCTGCAGCCCGGACTCCATGAGCCGGGTGAACAGGTTGGTGACACCGTCGAGGGTCTGCGAGAGACCCTTCATGGCCCCGTCGAACACCCCGTTCGAGGTGACCCGGTTGACCATGTCGTTGAACTGCGTGGAGAACTTCTCCAGCGACCCGGTGAGGTAGCCGAAGGCACCCGAGCCCGCGTTGGCGAGCGTCAGGAACGACTGAGTGAACTGGTTGGCGACAGGCTGGAGCTGTTCGAAGAAGCCCTTGGTGTTGGCCAGGAACTGCTCGAGCTGAGCCGGCCCCGCGCCCTTGGTGAGCGCGTCGGTGACGCCCTGGAACATGGTCGACATACCGGACGCCACGCCCTGCATGCCCGTGGTGAGCATCGGCATCAGCGTCTGGAGCTGCTGGAACTGCGGCAGGAGAGCCTGTTCGAAGGTGGACGAGACAGCCGTCTTCATCTTCTCGAACTCTTCGGTCAGCGGCTTGGCCGCTGCCTTGATGCCGTCCATGCCCAGTGCGATCGCACCGATGCCGACGCCCGCCGCTCCGATGAGCGAGGGCAGGCCGGCCAGCAGACCTGAGATCAGACCCACGGCCGGCGCAGCCGCCGCCAGGATTCCGACGCCCATCCACGCGTAGCGGGACATGCCCAGGAACGACGTGCCCAAGTTCCTGACCGAGGTCGCCGCCTTGTCGGCGTCGTCTCCGATTTCACCGAGGCCACCGCCTGCGCGGTCACGGTCGACGTTGAGGTCGACGGGGACGTTCACGCCCCTGCTGGCTTCGCGCTGCAGTTGCAGCAGCAGCCTCCGCATGTCGGCCTTGGCCTGGGCCGCACTGAGGTGGGCGTTCACCTCGATGTCGGCCGACAGCGTCTTCTCGATCTCCTCGAGGTCGCGCTTCAGCTCGCGGTGGAAACCCTTGGTGTTCGGGCTGACCTTGACAGAGATCCGTGCGACCTCTACGCCAGCACTATTCGGCATTCGCCTCCTCCCTTTCCCTTCGTTCTCGCGCCGCCTTCTTCGCAGCCACGACCATCGCGGCGAACGAACCCGGCTTGGGCGCAGTGTCTTTCGATTTGATGTCGTCGGGACGGGGGTACGGCTGGGGTGCCTTCGGCTTGGCCTTGTTCGGATCGCGGTGGGCGATCATGAACAGGTGGTTGCCGGCCTGCACGGCGTCGTAGATGTCTGCGAGCGCGTAGCGGTCCTCGTCCCAGCCCCGGTACTGCTGCCCACCACGACGCTCCGCGTAGAACGCGCCGTCCTTCGGTAGGCAGAGCACCAGAGCCAGAACGAATCTCGGTGAGATCGGAGCCTCTTCGCTGAACAGATCACGCAGGTCTACCCGGTAGTACTGCAGGAGATCAGCGAGGAGAGCCCCGCCGAACTTGTCGATCAGTTCGGCGAGGACGCGGCTTCCCCCAGTTGGGTTTCCTTCATCCAGGTCCGAAGCACCGCTGCGTACAGCTCAGCGCGGATGCGTGGATCCTCTTCGGCGTCGAGTTCGGCGATCAGCTTCCTCGGGGAGGTGGCGATCAGCCGGAACACCTTGGCGACGACCTCGCAGGCCAGGATCGAGTACTCCTCGATCAGCTCGTCGGCGTCTTCGTCCTCCTCATCGATCTCGGGGATGTCTTCCATCTCCTTGACCGCTTCGACCACGGCCTCGCGGGACTTCTTGCCCAGCTTCAGCAGGGGCTTCAGCTCCACGGTCACGTCGTCGGAGAGCCCGATCAGGACGGGCTCGTACTTCTTCTTGGTCTCTGCGCGGAGTGCGTCCAGAGTGAATACGTTTGTCATGGCGAACCTTTCGTGTTCGGCGGGCTTGAGATGGCGGGCTGGAGGGGGAGGCAGGCCCGCCAAGGAAACCTCCCCCTCCGGGGTAGACAGCCGGGTGGCTGTCAAGTACTACGGAGTCGGATCGACCTCGACGTTGAAGAGGTCTTCGTTGATCCAACTGAACGGCAGCTCGTCCTCATGGTCGAGGTAGGTGAACCGCACCGGCAGCGCAGCGAGGTCATCGATCGGCAGCTCGATGCTGTCGTCGCGACGGACGCCGGCCTTGTGGGCGTGGTTGCCCAGGCGCATGTCGCCGTCCTCGATCACGATCAGGATGGCCTTCTCGTTGGTCTGGCCGGTCTTCACACCGAACACACCGGGGGTCGAGGAGGCGTTGGGGCCGTAGTACAGACCCAGCGACTGCTCATCGAACTGGTGCAGCAGGATCGTCACGAAGTCGATCGGATCCTCGGTGGTGATCTCGCGGAGCTTCTTCTTCTGCCAGGAGCCCTTCACCTCGGAATCGCCGCCGTCGAAGCCGAACTCGGGGAGCGTGCCTCGGCTGGTGTGGCCGACGCTCTCCCAGCCGGTGATGCCGGTCCAGGTGCTGGTGTCGCGGAGGTTGATCGTCTTGAGCTGGGCCGGCGTGGGCGGGGCGGTGCCAACGTCACCGACGTACACGTAGCCGACCGCAGCGGTCAAGACTGCATCGTCATTTTCTGCCATGTTGGGCAGTCCTTTCGGTTAGGTGGTGGATCTCGGTCTACGGACGCCGAGTCGGATCAGACCCTGGATTCGCCAGGAGTCCTGGTACAGCGAGCTGAACTGAGTAGCGCCCATCGTTTCGTACATGGAACTCAGATAGCCTGCGGGCGTGACGATCTGGTCATGCACCGCGTCGTAGAGCACGTCGAGTGCTTCCTCGTACAGCTCTTCTGTTTCGATGAGACCTTCGGTGGTGTAGGCCGTCATCTCGATCACCGGCAGCGAGTGCAAGCGCGGTGCGTTCGGGTTCCTGATGCCGCCGATGCGGCGGATGTTGATCATCGGGAACTCTCGGAAGTCCACGTCGGGCACCCACGTTGTGACCGTGACGCCCTCCAGTCGGGGGTCGGCCCGCAGGATCGGGGCCACCACCTTCTGGACGCGGGGGAGCCGCTTGTTTGCCATGTGACCCCCTACGAGACGCTGCCGCCGATGGCGGCTCGCGTCAGGATGTAGGTGGCCTCCGGGGGCTTGGTGTCCGTGCCGGCGAAGAAGCCAGACGGTGCGTGACCGAACTCGAGGGCCATCGCGTTGGGCGCTGTGAGGATCGTGTGGAAGTCCACAGCGCCGTCCTGCTCGCTGATCTCAGCGGGGAAGTAACCCTCGGGCGTGATGCGGCTCGTCTCGTTCTGAGCCGCCAGATTCCTCTTGGCCCGCTTGGTGACACCGTCGCGGACCTTCTTGACCTCTCTGCGGGTCTCAGCGGCCCGTGCAGCCACGCTGTTGGCCTTGGCGTAGACAGTGGCCATCAGAACCTCTTGATCGTGTAGTCGACGCGTGAGAGCGCCGGGGAGGAGTCGTAGACGGTGGCGTCTCCGAAGACCGCCCACCGCTGACCCCGCCACTCGATCTCGGACTGAGCGCCGATGATCCCGTGCTCCTTGGTGAAGGAGCGTGGGAAGCGCATCCGGTAGACCTTCTCGGTCTCGAAGCCCTCGTTGTCCTGCTCGGCTCGGCGAGCAGAGGTGCCCGATTGATTGGCCACCTGGAACCGCGCAATGGCTGGTATGCCGACCTTCGAGGGCCGTGTTCTCTTGTTGCCGTCGCTGTCGATCGTCAGCTCTTCGGGGTAGACGATGCACGGCTGATACCGGGCACCGGTGTCCAGCAGGCTCATCAGAGCACCGCCGATCGGGACGCGGCGGTCTTCCGCTTGACGTTGCCCCACTCGATGCGCCAGTCGTGGACGCAGTAGCAGATCGGAGGATCGGCATCGTGGTCGCAGTTGAAGGCGTTGACTTCCGGCGGTGTGACGGCCGGCGTGTCAGGTGGGTAGATGATGGGAGCCCTGTGGACATCGCTCGGGTTGCCGCTCATGTCGGCATCACCACGTTCGGGACGATGACGAACGAACGCTTCAGCGAGTTGACTCCGAGGGTCTCCCACTCCTCATCGAGGATGACCAGCCGACCCTGCGACAGGTCGGACTGGAGCTGGTAGGTGTACGCCCCGTCTGTCTCCGACAGGTAGCCCTCTGGGTTACGCACCAGGCGCAGAACAGCATCGGCTTCGATGTCGATGAGGTCGGCCTTGAACGTCGCGTCGGTAGCCGCCTGGAGTTCCAGGGTGGGGATGCGGCGCTTGATCATGCGCTCGACCTGCTCGAGACGCCGGCCGATGAGTGCCATGACTTCGGGCTCGGGCTCCTTGGCCCAGAGCGTCACCACGTCATTCGCGGTCGCGTATGCCACGGGCTACTCCTCGTTCTTCGGCTCCTGGGGAGCGGGCTTGGTCTTGGTGGTGGCCCTGCGGGCCGGTGCCTTGCGGGCTGGCTTGGGTGGTTCGACGGCCTTGAACAGGCCGGAATCGATCAGCCGCTGGGCGTAGTCGGGATCGACATCTGCGAACCCGCCGTTGGCGGTGGATTGGATACGCATGCGGTCCTCTCAGACACCCCGGAAGGGGAGCCCCGAAGGACTCCCCAACCGGTGAATGTCAAGTTCGCCTTACGGCGTGACGACGTTGGTCAGCTTGACGAACGCGTCCTTGTCGTTGCAGTGGAACGCGTACTCGGCCTCGACGCGGACTGCGACGAGGTTGTGCTGCCACAGCGACACGAAGTTCGGCGCTTCGGGAGTGCCGAGGTTCAGGGTCGCCTGGTCGGTCACGTCGAAGGACAGACCGCCAACCTGGCCCCAGACCACCTGGCGGAAGTCGCCCTGGTAGCCGACCGTCGAACCCGTGGCGACGTGGTCGCTCAGGATGGTCGGACGGGCCACGATCCGGCCGAGGCGGAACGGGCTGTTCTCCTCGGTGTAGGTGCTCTCGATGAAGAGCGGACGGCCGCTCTTGTCCTTGGCACCGTTGAGGATCGGCTCCACGATGTCGTCCAGCAGAGTGTGGGTCCACTTCTTGCCGGCGTTCACCAGGAGCGACAGGCCGTTGACGGCGATCGCGTCGTACGCGGTCAGGTCGTCCACACCAGCGCCGCCCGGATCCACCAGCGAGACGCTCTTGGTCGTCTGCGCCAGGTAGGTCGGGAAGGGGCTGTCCACACCGTTGATCGCGGCCTGGTCGAAGGCCATCGCGAAGGCGGTGGCGACCTTGGTCCGCATGGTGCCGATGTAGTTGGCCGGGTTCGCACGGACGGTTTCCGCCGACGCCACGAAGATCGTCGCGATCTTGTGGGGGGCGATCGTCTGCGAGCCCATGTTGCCCTTGGTGATGGGCTTCATGTCGCCTTCACCGATCCACTGCGCCGACACGTCGCCGACCCAGTGCGGGATCTTCTGGCCGGTCGTGCCCATCGGGATCTTCTGGGCGAACTGCTGCACGATGGAGGTCTTCTCGGCCTCAGCGAAGTAGTCCTTCGCCTGCTCGGGCTCGAGGTAGCCCTTGAACATCGTGTCGCCCGTCTGGGCGATCTGGGCGTGGTCGACTGCGAATGCAGTGCCTGCTGCCATTACTCTCTATCTCCTTGTGTTGGAAGGGTGTTCAGGAAATCCCGAGCGTCTGCTTGATCGCGTCGAGAATCGGGTCTCCGTTGAGGGGCATCTCTTTGCGGCCCCCGAAGCCCTGGGTGGGATCGAATCCGGGAACGGGCTTGCTGCTGAAGCCGCCGATCAGCTCGAGGTTGGCCTTGGCCGATGCCTCGATGCTCTCCGCGTCGTCTCCCTGCAAGATCGCAACGAACTGCTGGACCTTGTCGCTGGGAACCTTCGCGGCCAGGCTGGTCTCGTACTTCTGGAGCAGAGTCCATGCCTTGGCGATCTCGTTCTCGAGTTCGGTGATGCGGGTGTCGCGGGCGACGAGTTCGGCCGTGTGGGCGTCCTTCGCTTCCTTGACCGCCGCTTCAACGGCGTCCTTCTTCGCGAGCCGTGCGGCTGCCGCCTCGTTGCGAAGCTCCTTGACGTATGCCTCGTCAAAGACCTTCTGAGTCGGTTCCGCCGGCTTGACCTCCGGGGTCGTCGCGGCGGGAGTGCCTTCTGGGGTTGCGGTTTCGGACATGTGTTTTCGCCTCCTGGGCAGTGTTGAATGAGCCCACCTGGGGCTCGAGGACTACGCAGCGAGTGCGTAGTTGGACATGGTGAGTTCGCCTGCGTACAGGCGACGACGAAGCACGTTCTGTGCCTCTCGGTTGTGGTTCTTGGAGCGGGCCTCACCGGAGTCGATAAGTCGACTGGCTTCCTTGCTGGCGTCGATCCAAAGCTGCTGCGCCCGTAGGGCAGAGTCCCTTCCAGGCCAGTTCTGGATGTCGAAGACCGGGACGACCAGGCAGTCACACCCTGTGTGCCACTGCTCCATCTCGCCTCGGGTCGACTCCCGGAACTTCTCGAGATCCTCGCCGGCCTCTCTCCAGAGGTCGACGGCCACCTCGTCATCGATCATCAACCCGCCGGTATTGGCCTCGCGGTACGCGAGGTTGCCCTTGTGGTTGACCTCTGCTCCCCGTGCGATGAGCATCAGACACCAGGCGCATGTCTCGCGCCCGGTGGCGACTCTCGCCCATCCCTGAACGACCTGGGGTTCAGGCTCGTTCTTGACAGCGCCGATGATCTGTCGGCGGGGTGCCATCTCCACTTCGCGGACGGCCGTCAAGCGCGTGCTGGTGACCGCACTGGGGGGAGAGTCGGCCTGCGACATACCCTTTCGTGCGGGCTGCATGTTCTTGACGAACCACTCCCACTGAAGATCACTCCGCAACCTCTCGTTGCGGGGCAGTTCAGGGTGGTGGCGTTCGCGCTGGGAGTCGTAGAAAGTGCGGCCCAGGTCGGCAGCTTCCGCATACCGACGCTGGACCTCGGGGAACATCGCTTGCAACAGCCCCAGCCACTCAGCCGTGAGGAGTGCCGGCCCGGTAAACAGGCTGGCGACCCTCTGGACGTACGTGGCTACTCCCGCTGTGATCGCCGCCTGCGCGGCGGCGTACTCCTCGGGGGTCAGGCAGCATCACCGCCCTCGATGGCCGGCTGTGCCGGCTTCGGCGGTGCCGTGGGGCTCGGGGAGCCCGGAACGGTGGGGTCTGGGTCGACCATCGTGCCGATGAGTCCGAGGCCCATAGCGGCCTCTTCCTCGTCCCAGCGGCGCATCTCTTCGCGCTCCTTGATGGAGTAGCCCATGTCGATGCGGGCACGCTCGCGGGGGATGACACCCTGGCCGTTGCCGTACAGCTTGGTGGCTGCGTCGGCCTTGGCCGCGTAGGTCGGAGTCGACGGGTCACGCCAGATGGTCTCCATGCGGAGCATGTCGGGCGGCACGTCGCCGCCCTTCATCAGGCGGTAGGCGATTCGCATCGCCTCTTCCCACGCCCCACCGAAGATCAGGTTCTTCCGCTCGACCTTCTTGATGAGTCGGCTCTCAGCGGCTCTGATCGCCTCAGCAGAGGCCGGATTGTCCGCAGCGGTGGAAAGGTACTGGGGAGGCAGTCCCGTGTACGCAGCGACCTTCTTGTCGATCTGGTCGAGGGCCGTGGTGAAGTTGGCCAGCTCGGCTGCCGAGAACTGCTGGATCTTGCCCTCAGCATCCTCGAACGCCAGGATCCGGGCCAGGTACGCATCGAACATCGTCTGGCCGGTCTCGGAGTCGACACCGATCTCTTCGGGCTTGATGCCGAAGATCAGTCGCTGGGGGACACCCATCAGCTCTGCAGTCGCCTGCATCAGCATCAGGATGCGAGCCGCGATGTCGGTCATCGACCGAAGCTCCGGGGTGATCTCGCTGGTGCCGTACAGGTCCGAGAGCCGGTTGCGGTTCGGCAGTGGGACCACCGGGACCACGCCCAGGCCGTGCGGGTTGTTGAACCACTCGACCCACTCGCCGTCCTGCCGGAACCACCCGATCGTGTCGGTGGTCGTGTACAGGGTGGCTGCCTGGATCTCGTTGCCCGACTCGTCGTAGGCGACTCGGATGGCCTGCGAGACCCGACCGATCCGGGGATCGATCTTGGCGTGCATGCGGGTGGGCGGCTCGACCCGGATCAGCGGGGTGTTGGGATCCCAACCGAGGTCGATCTTCGGGTCTGGCTTGCTGATCGTGATGAACGACCGGCCGTGGACGTAGGCGTCGGTGTATCCCAGCGGCGCTTCGATGTCCAGGTTGTTGGCCTGCCACCACGCCCACAGCTCTTCGTCGGCCTCGTCGGCATCGCCGAGGCGGAATCCCTCGACGGCCTGTCGCTCCGCGATGGAGTCGACGTAGAGCCGGGGGTAGCCGACGTGAGCCAGCAGGCTCTGCATCTGGGGCGGCACCGTGACGCCGATGGCCTCTGGCCGGCGCTGTGCGTCGTAGTAGCTGGTGTTGCTGCTGAGGTTCTTGGAGGCGTCCTCGAACGCCGAGATCATGTCGTCTCGGGCGATCGTGGGATCGGCCACTTCCTCCTGTCCGGGTAGCGGGGCGGTCATCGCACCATCACCATCCGGCCACTACGGGCCTTCTTGCTCATGAGGTAGTCCTGTCTCGCCCCGAACGCGAGGACAGCGCAGACTGCAGCGTCGATCTTCTTGCTGGAGTCCTTGGTGACCTTGCGGATCGCGATGGCGTCGTAGGTTGTCGGATGTCGTTTGGCGTTCAGAACGTGTTGGCGTAGAACGGGGTTGGCGTCGTGCGCCATCTCTCCCTCGAGGACCGCATCCTCGAGGCGCTCACAGTCGAAGGCGAACCTCTTCTGCTGCCCGCGCATGTCGAACGCGACCGGGTTGTTCGGGCTGGCGTTGACCTTGAGGCGCTTCTTGTAGGCGCGTCCCCACTGGTCGACGTACGCTTCGAACTCCTTCACGTCGGCCCGGAAGGCCACCACGTCGTACTTGGCGAACGCGGAGTGGACGGCGGCGTCCACGTCTTCGCGTGGCACCTCACCGCCGAACTTCTCGGGGTTCCAGACGTGCAGGAGGAACAGAGCACCGTCCTCGACCCGGCACGCCACCAGGGCGGTCCAGTCGTTGGACTTCGACCCGTCGAAGCCGAGCGTGATGCGCTGCTTGGGCTGCAGGGCGAACTCGGGGTCCACGACCGCGCAGCGGTCCCATTCCTGCGGTGACAGCCAGGAGTCCTCGGAGGCGTTGACCTGATTGAGGAACTTGCGCCGCGACTCGGTGATCGAGTTCTTGGTCGACAGGATCGACTTGATGATGTCGTCCACCGGGAGCCAGGTGCTGTCGCCTCGGGCGATCAGGATGCCCTGACGGAGCTTGGCGATGCCCCTCTCGAATCCCTCGGGATCTTCTTTCTGCGACGGGATCTCGGAGATGGGGGTATCGGCCGGCGCTTCCAGCGCGTCGTACATCAGGCCGGTGTCAACGTCCTCGCCTGAGAGGATCTTCTGGTAGGAGACGTACGCCTTCTCGGCGACGGTCTCGGTGCCGGGGATGTGGGCGTTGCAGATCGAGAGCGTGCGAGCGCCCTCGACCTTGGTCATGTTGCCCTCGATGGTTTCCGCCATCGAATGGCCCTCGTTGACCTTGCCGTCCGGTCCCTGGCCCCACCACTGCGTTTCGTTCTGGACGACGAACGTCGGGCGGTTGCCCTCCATCGATGCTGGTGAGGAGGTCGCGGCCTCGAGCCGCCCGCCGCCTTCGGCGTAGATGATGAAGCGGTTGACCTCGAGCTTGAACTCGGTCTTCAGCTTCTTGCTGATCATGACCGGGAACAGCGAGAACGTGTTCTTCGTCTGGTCCTGGGAGACTGCGGCCACCGTGATCCACGGGGCCGGCCGGCGCTTGCCGATCGCCTGGCCGGTCTCATCGAAGTGTGAGAACGCTACTGGCCCACAGAGTTCCGCCAAGCACAGCGCGGCGGTGAACGGATCCTTGCCCCAGCCCTTGAGCCGGCGGATCACGCCTTCGCGGTAGACGTACTGACCACGCTCATCGACTGCGTACCACCAGAGGACCAGGCGTACCTGCTCGTCGGTGGGGATGAACATGTTCTCGTTCTCGAGCAGGCCCATCTCGGACAGCTCGATCAGAAACTTGAGTCTGGCTGGATCGTCATGCCCGCCGGGGGTGTTGACGTAGTCGGACAGCCACTTCAAGACGCCCCATCCGAGGGTCATCTTGGGATCGGGCAGATGCCATTCCCCGTCGACCGTCCTCTGCCAAGACGGGCCGATGATGTGCGGAGGGGACGGGGCAAGCTCCGGGTGGTGATTTCCGAGGCTCACCCCGTCTCCTTCCTGGTGTATGTCAAGGCTGACGCAGGAAAGCGACAGCCGGGTAGCGGTTGTACAGGTGAGGCCACTGCTCACCCTTGGTCGCCTTCGAGAGGAACCCGAGGGCGTCGATGATGGCTCGCGCCATCGCGATCATCTCGAACAGAGGACGGCCGGCCAGCTCACCGAGCTGGGACACCACCGAGTCCTTGCCGCCGTAGAAGCCCTTGGCCTCCATGACGATTCGGCCGATGGCCACCTCGTATTCGTGCATGTCGTCCTCCTTGATGGAGGCGTACATGTCGCCGTCGTGGGCGTAGTCGCGGACCTCGAACCCGTAGACCTTCATGGCCTGCTCGAGCGCCTCCAGGCGGTCCTCGAGGATGCCCATCGTGTCCGGGCCGGCCACCGGGTGGATCCACTCATCGAAGTGAGCGAAGCCCTTCTGGCGCATCGGGTTGCCCCACAGCACGACCTTCTTGAGCCGGTGGACGTACTTGTGCAGACGGCCCTTCGGGTTGATCAGTTCGTGCTTGAGCACGTACGAAACCGCGATGGCTCCCTGCGAGTAACCGGCCATGCTGAACTCGTCGTCGTTGCCGGCGAGCTTCTGGTCGATCTGCAGCACCAGCTCCGCGATGGCCTTGTCGTACGACGGCTTCATCGGGAAGGCGGCAGCAGGGTAGTTGCCGATGGGCTGCCAGTTGTAGATGTCCAGCACGTCCCGCGCCACGTCGGCCGGTAGGCCGGGGCCCAGAGGGTCTGGCATCCCGGTGCCGTGGACTGTGAACAGCCACGGCTTCCGGGGGAGCAGATACGCGAGGTCACCGTCCGTGACGATCCCGTCCGGGGTCTGGCCGGTGCGCCGCTCGTACTCTCGCTGGACCTCAGCGTCGTCCAGGCCGAAGTACCCGTCGACCGCCAGCTTTCCGGCGTAGGAGACGAACCGGGCCTTCATGACCCGGATCCATCTGCTGACTACCTCTCCGCTGGAGCCGACCTTCAGGCTCATCGGTCGTACGGGCGCAGAGCGGGGTTGTAGCCCTGGGCGCTCCACGCCTGGGTCGGGATGGCGTTCAGACCAGCACCGAGGATCTGGCCCGCCAGTGGACCGAGGTTGATCGCTTCGGCGGCTCGCTGCACGTCGGTCAGGACGTTGCCGACCACCGAGGTGACCTTCTCGACCTCAGCCTGCGCGGCGTTCCGCGCCGCGATGACCTCTTCGATGCCCTTGGTGATCTTCTCCGCAGGCGGGGTGTTGTCACGGTTCGGCGTACCGAACGTCGCGCCGCCGGCCGTCAGGGCCGCGCCGAGACAGCCCAGGATCTCGCCCATGCTCAGCACAGACAGGTCCGGGCCACCGGCCGCGACAGCGGCAGCGCCGAGGCCGGCCATCACAGCTGCCATCACTGCCTTGGCGATGACTGGGAATGTGTACTTCACAGTGCTCCGTTCTTGGCGATGTACGCCCTCAGCACGTCGGGGTTGTCGCGCTCGATCTCCGCGAGCACGCGGGTCGCCCGCTCGATGAGCCAGCGGTCCCGGACAGCGCCCTGGCCCTTTGCGGCCGCGACGACGCGGGCCAGCTCAGTCAGGTCGCCTGCCTTTGCCGACGCTTCGACGTACTGCATGTGGGTCATGCCGTCGCCGTTCTTGATCAGTTCGTGCAGTTGCCAGAGGTTCTCTCGGGGCTCACTGCCATCTGGGTTCTTCGGGAAGCGATACGGGGACTGCGAGACGACGGTGTTGAACATCGCGCCGTGCAGCTCTCGGATCATCTTCACGACGGCTGGATCAGCCAATTCGTCGTCATCTCCGATCAGTTCGAGTAGTTGGTCGCCCACTGCGAGCGCGAGGTTGTACCGGCGTCGGCGGTCATCGATGTTGGTCAGCCCGCCGTTGATCCGGCGTGTGACCGTCTCGAGATCGCGACGATCGCTGAGCGCGTTGATGTCTGGGCGTTCGACCGTCCAGTACCAGGCGGCACCGATGCCAGCCCACTTCAGCTCAGCCAGCTCATGCGGGTGAACCACGAAGTAGTCGGCCGTGGGGACGAGCCCCTTGCCGTGCGCCCACCGCGAGAAGTCCCGGTAGTTGTCCTTGCCGGTGATCATCACCCAGGAGCGGCCCTTGTAGAGCCGACCGTCGCCGTCGACCTCCGGGGTGTTCCCCAGGTCGGTGCGGGTGTCGTAGGCGTCTCCCGACGCGTACTCCTCGGTGGCCTCGAAGTTGTCGGCTTCATGGCCGATCTGAGCGAGGTACATCGCGATGCGGTTCGGGTTCGTGCATTCGGCCAGCTTCAGACCTTCGCTGAGCGCCGGCAGAAGTACGGCAGACCTGTTGTACGTCAAACCTGTTGCGCGTGCGAGGATCTCCACACGATCGACGTTGGCCGGCACGCCGTCCTCGAGACGGGCGTCCAGGTACCAGAAGTCGTGGAAGAGCGGATCGTTCCAGGCCCGAGCGCCGTCGTAGAGGCGAACGCCGGGGTTGCCCCCTCGGCTCTCCCAGTCGACGCCTCGGTCGGACATCTTCACCGGTCCACCGGGGATGTCCATCGTCATCAGCGTGCAGGCGGTGTGCGAGTTGACCCCGCCGCCGCCGTGCTGGAGCCCGACGAGCATGACCGGCTTGAACGGCAGGGCAGCGAGCCCTCCGGGCGGCATGCGCCGGAACCCCAGGTCGTAGACGATCTTGTGGTCCAGGCGGAAGCTCTCGGTGGAGCCGTAGCGGTTGCCAACCCAGTCGGTGCGACCGCCGTACCAGGCGGCGGTCTGCAGCACCAGACCAGAGCAGTCAGTCGATCGCTTCGGGTCGTTGGTGAATGCGCCGCCGTAGGCGTACGGGAGGCCGGCGCGGGCGCGGGCTCTGTCGTGAACCTCCTGCGCCCTCTGGCGCGTCACGACGAAGGTCATTAGACCCCCAGTGCGATGGCCAGCACCTTGATGACGGCGTCATCGATCTCGCCGGGGATCAGGTCCGGTCGGTCCTTGAGGAACTTGACGGCCTTCTTCAGGGCGAAGACCGCGATCTGTGCTTGGAGTGCCTGCATGGCGTTTCCTTTCTGGGTGGATGTCAAGCGAGCCCGCCAGGGTTCGAACCTGGAACCTGCGGCTTTGGAGACCGCTGCTCTACCGATTGAGCTACGTGCCCTGGTGGGGGCCCCCCGCGCTCCGGGGGACCGCCCAGTCCTCTCAGCCCGTGTAGGGCTGCCAGTCGGCCTTCGGTGTGTAGGCCAACATGAAGTTGCGTACGAGCGGGTTGTCCTCGAGGAAGGGGCCGATCGTGTCGTAGACGATCTGGGCTTCCGCAAGGTCAGCGCACACTGAGATGTACTGCACCCACTCGCCTTCGGGGTCCGGGAGACCCTCGTACATGACTGCGAATGTGTAATGGTCGTCTGGGTTCATGCGTCCTTTCAGTAGGCGTACAGGAAGACAGCACCGGGAGCCCCGTTGCCGCCGTTCTGACCTGAGAACGCGCCACCCTGGCCACCGGGCCCGCCGCCTCCGGGCGGGTTGCCGTTGACGTTGGTGACGCCGCTGCCGCCTCGCGGGCGCTCAGCTCCGCCGACGTAGAGCCGGCCGTTCCAGGTGAAGTTGCCGGGTGACTTGCCGGTCATGTTGCCTGCGCCGATGACGCCGTTGCCGCCGCTGGCGGTGAGCGTGCCGATGCCTGTTGCGACGGCCGTGGTGTCTCCACCAGCGCCTCCGGGCATACCGGGTAGGGCACCGAAGCCCCAGCTCCCGCCGTTTCCGCCGTTGCCGATCACGCCACTGATGACCGCGAGATCCCACGGGATGTCGACGCCACGCTTGAGAGTGACGGCGTTCCAGCTCCCGGCGTTGCCGCCGAGGCCGTTGATGAACGACGAGCCTGAGCCCTGTCCACCGCCGCCGGCTCCGAGGATGATCACGTCGATGTAGCGGCAGTTGACCGGGAAGAACCACTGCCATGCACCTGCTGTGGTGAACGACTGCGGTACCGGGGTGATGTCTGGCCAGACGAGGTCGTTGCCGAGGAAGATCCGGGCAGGCGTCTCTGTGCCGACGCGGAAGGTGTTCAGGGTCGTGCCGCCGAGATAGATGCCCATCTCAGCCCACGATCACGTAGAACGTCGTCCCGACTTTGGTCAGCGAGTTGTACTGCGCCTGAGTGACTTTCACGAAGTCGAGCACCGTGCCGTTCGAGGACGGGACACCCATCGGACCCTGCGGACCCTGAGATCCGGTGTCGCCCTTTGGTCCCTGAGCGCCTGTGTCACCCTTCGGCCCTTGGGGGCCGGTAGCCCCTTGTGGACCTTGGATGCCTTGCGGCCCTTGGGAACCCGTGTCGCCCTTATCGCCCTTCGGACCTGCCGGTCCTTGTGCGCCGGCTGCGCCGGCCGGACCTTGTGGGCCGGTGAGTGAAGCGAGCCATTCGGCCTCGGTTCCGACGAAGCCCTCCTCGAGGGCAACTTGATACGCCGAGTAGCCGAGTGGACCCCGCTCTCCGGTGTCACCCTTCGGGCCTTCCAAGCCGCGTGGGCCTGTGGCTCCGGTGAGACCCTGCGGTCCCATCTCGCCCTGGTCGCCTTTGTCGCCCTTCGGACCCTGAGCGCCGGTAGCGCCGGGGGCTCCTGGGGTGCCGGCCGCGCCGGTATCGCCCTTCGGGCCTTGCTCTCCGGTGTCTCCCTTGTCGCCTTTCGGACCAGCGGGTCCGGTGTCGCCCTTGGGGCCTTGGAGACCCTGTGGACCCGGCTCTCCGGTCTCGCCGCGCTCTCCCTGGAAGCCTCTCGGTCCCTGCGGGCCTGCGGGCCCGTGTACATCGAGTTCGTTCCAGGTGGTGCCGTCGCTGAGCCAGAACAGGTTGGTCGCTGCGGTGTACCACAGCTCGAACTGGTGCTCTGCGGCATCGGGGAGGGTGGTGAGTACCGCGCCGTCGACCTGTAGGCCGTCTCCTCGCGGCCCAGGCGGGCCTTCCGGCCCTCTGGGTCCAGCCTGGCCGGGAAGGGCCAGGAGGTGGCCGTGGGGGCGCGGGGGAGTGATTACACCCTTCGGGGTGTCCCCTGGCTGGCTGCGGAGCCGCTCAGCGTGCCGTCCGCGTGGGACAGTGACGCTGCCGACCGGGCGCTTGGGAACTCCGACCACCGATCCGGTGGGGGAGCCGACGTAGCTGACTGCAGGCTTGCCATCAGGTGGTGTGCCGCGTAGCTGCATCAGCCCAACCTCGCGACCGTCCCGCGTGCGATCGGGTCACCGCCGGCCTCTTCGCCGTCGGCGAGGAAGACCAGTTGCCACTTCGTGCGCTCGCCGATCTCGTCGGCCTTGTCGGATTCGATCTTCATGCTCGCGATCGAGCCCTCGAGGACGAACTCCCAGATGGTGATGGGTGTGCGACCGGGCTCCTGCACGGTGACCGTGACGGCCTTGTTCGTGCCGACCAGACCACTGATGTTCGCGGTGCTGGGCGGAATCGGTTGCAGCGCAAGGTCTCCGGTGAACTCGACTGAGTACGTCCGGTTCCAGTAGAAGTCGGTGCTGACGGTGTTCACTGAGCCGACCAGGCCAGCGAAGCTGTTGAAGAAGTTCTTGACGGCCGTGGCGGTCACGTCGACCGCGAAGGTCACGACTCCGACCTCATCGAACGAGCGCCGCGAGGTCACCAGCAGCTTGAAGTTGAGCGCGTCGGTGACGACCATCGTGACATCGACGCCCAGGAGCTGGTCGAACGTGTCGAAGAAGTCGTTCGCCGCCTTGTTGATCGTGTTCACGGCCTGCTCGGTGAGCGGCTTGCTGGCGTTGAGGTTGAAGTTCAGCGTCCACGCGGGGTACAGCGAGACCGGGTGGACCAGGCCGTTGCCGGCCCCCAGCGCCGCGTCGACCGCATCCTGCAGGTCGCCGGCCAGCCCCTGCGGGTTGTCGGACACGTCGTTGTAGTCGATGGCCGGGGTGTCGTGGCCGTTGAGGTTGAGCGTGTACGTCCCGCTCGTCGCGCCGGTCACGTAGATCTGGTGCAGCGCGTTGTGCTCGCCGCCGGTCTGCAGCTCGAAGAACAGCCGTCCGGGCGGGTAGTCGACGGGATCGCCGTTGGTGTCGAGGTTCTCGAACTGCCACTTGAAGTCGCGTCCCCGCCAGAGGACCAGCGTGTCGGCGTCGGTGCGAATGCCGATGTCGGCCATAGGATTTCCTTTCGGGGGGAATGTCAACCCCGGAGGAGGGAGCTACTGGTAGCGGCAGTGCTCTAGAAACCCCCTCCGGGGGACCATCTACCCTCCGCTCGCCTGGGATTGAGCGAGGCGCTGCCTGAGCATGTCGGTCATGTCAACGACCTTCCCGGCTGTCGGGGTACCGGGATTTCGCTCGACTTCGAGCCGAACGCGTCGTCGGTCACCTTCAGTCAGCAGCAGCGAGGAGAGCATTTGGTTGATGGCTGTCAGCTTCATCGCGCCCACGGGCTTGCCGTTGTGCTGGGCCGCGATCAGCTCTTGGTTGAGCATGTAGAGCGTCATCCGGGCGAACTGCCAGTCGGTGGGTTCGTAGTACTTCACCGCTGCGGATGTCTTGATGGAGTCGTACATCTCCGTGATGAGCGGATGCGTCTCACCGAGGTGGCTGATGTCGCCCAGCTCGGGGATGCTCACCGGGCCGATCACCTGGACCGTATCGGTGGGGTTCTCGTCCTTGTTCCGGCGAACCCGCTCTTCGTCTCGTTTTCCGATGGGGCCTCGGGTGCCCACTTGACCTCCTGGGTCTCTAGCGGGCTCCTGGCCCGCGCTTATCGACGGCCAGGATGGCGTTCGTCTGGTCGCTTCCTCCGGGCCTTGAGTTCTGCCTTCCGGGCGTTGCCCTCGGCGGATGATTTCTTCGCGTGACACCTGTGGCAGACCGCCTGCAGGTTGGATCGCGAGTGGTCGTTCCCACGCTTGATGTGGTCGACCTCGGATGCCACGCCAACGCAGCCGTTCCACTGCAGCTCGCAGATCCAGTTGGCATCCCGGAGGACCGGGAGCCGGTAGTTCAGCTCCCAGTCCGGGGGAAGGTCATACCGGCGTCTCGAGGACGCCCAGCTCACTCTTCGGCCAGCTCCGAAAGGTCGCCGGCCACAGCGTCTGCTTCCAGACGCAGGATGTCGAACGCCTCAGATGCGGTCTTGCCGGCGGCGCGGAGCTTGTCCATCGCCTGGAACAGGACGCTCGACTCGAAGGTGCTCATGTCGCCCCTGGCGAACAGCACGTTCTCGTCGTTGGTGTACAGCGTCAGCCCGCCGGGGAGGTGAGCCCAGCGGCCGGGACCGGCGAGAGGGCGTGCGTCGTAGTCCTCGACTGCGACGATGGCCTGGGCCTGGTCCACGATCTTGTCATCGAATGCGCTCACGGCTTGATCACCTCCACCTCCAGTATCCACTGACCCTGCGCGTTCTTCTTGGCGCTCTTGATCTTGAACTTCGACCCGCGTGGGAGCAGGAACTCGTTCTCGGATGCCAGCGTCGACAGTGCCCCAGAGTAGTTCTCGTTGCCGGCCATGTGAACGCCCTTCATGCCGGCTGGCACCGAGAGGGTGATCTGGACCGGCATGTGGTCCATCGCGGCTTTGCCGCCGACCGAGGTCGAGGTGTACGAGTGGTTGACGTAGGACTTGCCCTCGAGCTTGCTCAGATCGTCGTCTGGGCCGACGATTCCGAGGCTCTTGAACTCATGCCAGCGGGTGCCGCGAGCCAGCTCGATCCACTCGGGCGTGCGGGGCGCGAACTCCATGCCCTCGTCCATCGCCTTCACGCGGGCGGCGAGGTTCTCGATGTAGTCCTTGCGGACCCAGTCGGAGTAGGGGTTGCCGTTGAAGTCCTTCAGGTCGGCCAGCACGGCCGGGTCATCGAACTTCGACGTGTCACCACCGACATCGCGGAGCGCGGTGTTGATCGTCTGGTAGCCGGTGTTGCTCGAGTACGTCGCGTACTCGCTCCGCACCCTGGCCTCGTACTTGTCCTTGCTCGGCCAGATGCTCGCGAACCACTTCCGCGCCGCCGTGGCGGTCGCGAAGACGCGCTTGCGGTTGGGGTCTGAAGGCGGGAACTGACCGGGGTTGACGGGAGAACCGCCACCACCACCCGCTCCGCTGCCACCGCCACCGACGACTCCACCGGTGCCGGCGTTACCGACGCCTCCGGCCCCGGTACCACCGCCGCCGGCAGATCCGCCGCCGCCAGCGGCACCTCCGCTCAGTCCAGATCCACCGGGAGCAGCAGCTCCCTTGTTTCGGGTCTTGCTGCCGGGGGCTCCACCGCCCCCGCCGCTGCCCCCTCGCTTTCCCATCGCTCTTCGAGTCGCTTTCGTCGTCGGTCCCAGTAGGTCGGGTACTCCCGGACCTCGGGTAGGTCTAGTTCCTCGCAGAATCGGAGCCGGCCGTAGACCAAAAGGGTCTTCGGCTGCGTTCTCCAGACGAGTTCTCGGACGCCATTCGTGAACAGCTCCCGGTCCTCCGCTTTCGAGCGGAGGGTCAAGCACGAAATTGCGACGTTCCCGCCTTGAGGCAGGCCGTCGAAACAGAAGTCGTACGTGTCGGGGGTGCCCCAGCCGACCGTCGGAATGACCTCGATGCCCTCGGATTGCCAATACGCGCCGCACCAGCGGCTGCGGTAGGTATTCCAGACCTGTGCGGCCCTCGGCATGTCTTTCCAGAGGCTGAAATCGGGTGTCAACGCCGCGCCGACCGCTTTCACGCGGTCCAAAAGGCGCTCGGGGGACGACCAGACGGTCTCGAATCGATAATCATCGAGGAAGAAGTGCAGAGCGCCGCCCGTGATGGCGGCGTACTCGCGATGACGCGGCATGTTCCAGGCCGCGAGGTTGTCCGGGAGGAAGTCGGACGGGGCCAAGTCGGGAATCCCGTGCTGCGAGGACGACTCGAAGGTCATCCGCAGGTTGAGAACGTCGAACTTGCCCGGTTGAGTGCTCCAGTACGCACTCGAGCGAGTGCCATACACGGTTGCGTCACCCCTCTATAGAGCCGCGCCACCGGGCGCGGCATAAGATCCGGCGGTTGCCGGATCAGATCTACCGGCCTTCAGGGCCGGTTACTCTTTCGAGCGCCCTGGTGGGCGCTCTTATCAGGGCCACCTCAGTGGCCCTTCATTTATAAGTACGCGTCCTTTACATGCACCAGAGGTCAGAGTGGCGTAGATCACCTTGACATACACCGGCCCTGTATGGGCCGCTGCTGATCGGGGTGGCATAACTCCCCGCTGGCGGCGGGTTCTCGCGCCCTGGAGGCGCACAGAGGCCGTGAGAGGCGCTCCTGCGCCGGCCGGCCCCCGAGATCGACTTGGAAACCCGTACAGGATGGGGCAGCCGCA